CGTGCATCCACTCCCCGAGCCCGGAGAGCTACTGAGCCTCGCCGTCTGTCTGCCCGCCCTGGCGCTCGCCGCGAGACGTCGCCATCGTCGGAGCTAACTTGGGGGAGGCCGTCCGCCTTGTCCGGAGGGACCGGGCGAGGAGACAGAACGTCCGGGCGGCCTCCACACCCAGCTCCACCAGGAGAGAACGATGGCGATCGACTTCAGCGGGCTCTCCCTGGCCGATCTGGCGGACCTTGTCCTCTCGAACTGTCGATGCGTTCTCTCGCCCACCACGCCGGTCCCCCAGGAGTTCGCCTGGCCACGCGACCACCACGAGCGCGGCGAGGCCCAGGACATCTCGTTCCGGTCCATCCAGGCGTCGACCTTCACGGTCCCCGAGTTCGACGAGGCCCCTCTACCAGCCGAGGAGGTCATGAGGAACATCCGGGAGATCCAGGAGCGGATATCCCACGAGATGGCCCTGGATGCCTTCGCCCATGGCGGGCGGGCGTGGTATGACGGGATCGACAGCGAGGCCTTCCGGGACCTGAGGGCGCGCGAAGCGATGCGCCTGGCCCTCCTCCGCCCCGATCGTCCCCCTGCCCTGGCCGCCCCATCTTCTAGACTCCCGAGCTACCGACCGCGATGAGGGAGATCGTCATAGACACGAGAGGCCGGTTCGACCGAGGGTTCCCGGGTGGCGTGATCGCCTTCGTGATCGTGATCCTGATCCTCACCAGCATCTCCGACCCTCGCTCGTCCTGCTACCTGGAGCTGGAGACCCCGATCCACCAGGAGGTCCCGAAGTGACCGAGCGCCATAAAGAGAGCGGCCTGGAGTGGCAGGCCTGCCGGTCCTGCCGGGCCCGGATCCTCTTCGCCAAGAACCGCAAGAGCGGGAAGACGATCCCGGTCCAGCCAGTCCGGACCGTCTACAGGCTCCAGCCCCAGCTCGTGGGAGACCCTGAACTCGTGGCCACCCCGCGAGACACGACGGCGCCCGTCCTCTACGTCTCCCACTTCGAGACGTGCCCGGACGCCGAGCAATTCACCAGGAGACCAGGATGACCGACACCAGAACAGTCGCGCCAGGGAGGCGAGTAGCGTTCGGCCAGCGCTTGTCCGCCGTCCGGAGAGCGCGCCATCTCACCCAGAAGGCTCTGGCCAAGGCGGTCGGCACCGCGACGAGGTCCATCCTGGCCTACGAGAAGGGCGACGTCTATCCGCGCCGACATCGGCTCTTCAGGCTCGCCAACGAACTCGATTGTGGTGTCGGCTGGCTGGAGGGATCGGTGAGGGATCCAGGCCCGCCGCCGCTCCCCCAGCGGTACAGTCGATGCAACGCGGAGCAACTCGCCGCCGCCGCGCATAAGGCCGCGCAGCGCGAGCTACTGGTCTGCTGTCGGGAGGTCAGGCCGGCCTCCCCACTCGATGCAGCAGGCGTCTGCGGGCTCTGGGCCTACCACCCCGGGCCGTGTCTCGTCGCGAAGAACGTCCAGAAGGCGGCATCGTGAAGACCCGGGTCGTCCAGCTCATCACGTTCGAGATCGAGAGTGGGGACGTGCCCCTGTCGAGGAGGTGGGCCGAGGAGTCCGATCGTGTCTGCGAGGAGGCCGCGAAGAAGCTCCGCTTCGACCTCGGGGACGGCGTCCACGCCGGGACTGGAGTCTACCTGGAGAGCGTCCGCGCTGGGCTCGTGTCTGTCACAGTCGCCAAGGTCTCAGCCGAGGATCTGACGCATATCATGGCCGATCGTCGCAGGGTCAATGCCGAGAACGGTCGCTTGAAGACGAGAGTCGCCGCCCTGGAGTCCTGGGTCCACGCCCAGGTCGAGGCCGTGGCCGTCGGCGCAGAGCTGGCCAGACAAGGGGAGCCCCAGGGATGACACTGAAGGAACGGATCGGCCTCCAGAAGCGGATCGCGAGTCTCGCGAAGACCTTCGCGAGCAATTCGATGGACCGCGTGGCCCGGTATCGCGCCCAGCTCCGATCTGGCATCCGAGACCGCCGCAAAGGGCTCTCCGGGGCCTCCACCTACTGGGACGGGGCCTCCTGGAGGCGAGCACCCAGGAAGGCCCGCACCGGACACTGGGAGAGCCGCTCCAGGAATCGCGCCTACGCCGAGAAGATCTCCGAGCGCGAGCGCGAACGACGCGAGGCGAACTGGAGGAAGTCCAAGGTCGGCCGGGCCGTCCTGAGGCGGCGACGCGAGGGACGCTATCCGACCGTGAAGAGCGGCGAGGCGATCCGGGAGGAGATCGAGGAGAAGCGCCACCTGACGACGCTCCGCCGGGCCTACCGTCGCGGGACCCTGGAGGAGTATCTCTGCCCCTACCACGATCTCGGAATGGAAATCTGCGGGGACGCTTGTTCCTGCGAGGAGGACTGACCCATGCCCGATCCGAACCAGAGCGCGATGGCGGACTTCATGCCGTTCTCCGACTTCCTCATGACAGGCCAACGGGCCCAGGAGGAGGTCGACTCTGTCCTGACATCCCTGGCCTCCCTCCAGCCCTCCACGACCTACCCGGCCTCGAATGTCGTCATCCCGTCCACCACGGTTCCCGCTCCGCCCGAGCCCCAAGGCATCGGCTACTGGTGCCCGCAATGCCAGAAGTGGACGAATGGCTTCCCGTGCGCGATCCACTTCCAGCCCCTGCCGGCCGCTGGTCTCGGCTGGGAGTGCCCGAGATGCCGCGCGATCCACGCGCCCTGGGTGTCCGGGTGCGATTGTCGGCCCCTCGTGCTGGGGTCGGCCACATGAAGCCCTCCACCTTCCCCGAGACGAATCAGGTCTGGACCCTCTCGGGCGGCGCCGATCTCCACACCCAGAACGACGGCTTCCAGCTCGTCTCGCTCTGGACCATGAGCCCCCGTGAGAGGCTCTCAGCGCTCCTCTTCGGCCGAGTGTGGCTCCACGTCCAGGGGGAGAACCAGCCCCCAGTGTGGCTCTCCTGCGAGCGGGACGTCCACGTCTGGCGGCCGAGGCTGCGGGCTCTTTTCTCCAAGCTACGCCGAAAGCAAATCTGATTCTGACACCTCCGCCAGATCCCGGGCCACCCACCACGACACCCAGAGGAGACCGCCGACCCATGGAGTACGGGGAATTCTTAGCCGGCAAATCTCAGGACACCCGCTACTCAGGTTTCGAGCCGTCCTGGATGCCGGACTTCCTCTTCGACTTCCAGGAGATGCTAGTCGAATGGGCGACCCTGAAAGGGAGGTCCGCGATCTTCGCTGACTGTGGTCTCGGCAAGACTCCAATCCAGCTCGTATGGGCCGAGAATGTCGTGCGCCACACGAACGGATCAGTCCTCATCTTGACTCCGCTCGCCGTCGCAGCCCAGACAATCAGAGAGGCGGAGAAGTTCGGAGTTGAGGCTCATCGCTCACTGGATGGCACGATCAAGCCAGGGATCAACATCGCGAACTACGAGAGGCTCCATCACTTCGATCCCAACGACGTCGAGGGCGTGGTGTGCGATGAATCCTCGATCCTGAAGGCATTCGACGGGGTGACGAGAGCGGCGATCACCGAGTTCATGAGGACACGACCCTACCGGCTTCTCTGCACAGCGACCGCCGCTCCGAATGACTATGTCGAGCTGGGGACCAGCAGCGAGGCAATCGGCGAGCTGGGCTACATGGACATGCTGTCGCGGTTCTTCAAGAATGACCAGAACAGCGCGAACCCCAATCGCCTATGGTCCGGCGGGGCTCAGTGGAGATTCAAGGGTCATGCCGAGACTCCCTTCTGGCGATGGGTCTGCTCTTGGGCGCGAGCGATGCGACGACCCTCCGATGCAGGGTTCGAGGATGGCGAGTTCATCCTTCCCGAGCTGGTCCAGCGCGCGCACGTCATCGAAGCGCGAACCCTCAAGGAGGGGATGCTGTTTGCGACGCCAGCGGTCGGGTTACAAGAGCAACGCGAAGAACGGCGGCGCACGATCAAGGAGCGGTGCGAGAAGGTGGCCGAGCTTGTCACGGATACCGGCGAGGCGGCGATCTGCTGGTGTCACCTGAACGAGGAAGGCGATCGAATCACGCGACTCATCCCGGACGCTATCCAGGTGAGCGGGAAGGACCCGGACGACGAGAAGGAGGAGAAGTTCCTGGCCTTCTCATCCGGGGAGGCGCGAGTCCTGGTGACGAAGCCGGTCATCGGGGCCTGGGGGATGAACTGGCAGCACTGCCATCACATGACTTTCTTCCCTTCTCACTCCTTCGAGCAGTATTATCAGGGTGTCCGTCGCTGCTGGCGTTTCGGGCAGACCCAGGAGGTCGTCGTCGACTGCATAAGCTCGGACGGAGAGCGGAGAGTCCTGGCGAATCTCCAGCGCAAAGCAACCGCAGCGGACGAGATGCTGTCGAATCTGATCGGCTTCATGAATGACGCAGACGCGCTCGTTCAGCCCAACCCCTTCACATCGAAAGCAGAGGCCCCCCCATGGCTGTAGCGAGCCAAGAAATCACAGACGACTACGCGCTCTACCATGGCGACTGCTGCGAGGTCATGCCGACCTGGCCCGATGGCAGCGTCCACCTGTCCGTCTACTCGCCGCCTTTCGCGGGGCTATATAGCTACTCGTCGAGCGAGCGCGATCTGTCGAACTGTCGCGGCTACGATGAATTCTTCGAGCATTATGGCTACGTGCTGAGCGAGCTGCATCGGCTGACGATGCCAGGCCGCGTGACGTGCGTCCACACGACAGACATCCGATCCGGGAACACAGGAAGGGATCACCTCGTCGACTTCTCCGGGGATGTCATCCGGGCACATATCGATGCGGGCTTCAAGTACGTGGCTCGCTACTGCATCTGGAAAGAGCCTCTCGCGGTCCGGAATCGCACGATGGCGAAGAACCTCGCCCACAAGACCATCGTCGTCGACTCGTCGAGATGCAGCGTGGCGAGTGCGGACTTCCTTCTCGTGTTCCGCAAGCCAGGAGACAACCCGGTCCCGATCGCTCACCCGAACGGACTGACGGAGTATGCTGGAGAGCGCCTCATCCCTACCGATCTGATCCGATACCGGGGATGGAAAGGCAATCAGACCGAGAACCGCTACTCGCACTGGATCTGGAGGCAGTACGCCTCGGCATTCTGGGATGATGTCCGCGTCGCGCGCGTCCTTCCATTCAAGCAATCGAGAGAAGAGGACGACGAGCGGCACATTCACCCGCTCCAGCTCGACGTGATCGAGCGATGCGTGATTCTGTGGAGCAATCCCGGGGAGACGGTCCTCACTCCGTTCATGGGCGTAGGCTCCGAGGTCTACGGGGCTGTGGATCAGAACCGCCGCGGAGTGGGGATCGAGCTGAAGAAGACCTACTACGATCAGGCGATTCGCAATGTGACGGCGGCCATGGAGCAGAGAGTCGAGCGAGATCCTGGCCAGTCTGATCTCTTCGGCGTCGAGGTGTAGAGGATCGGAGCGTCGGGATTGTCTCGGCGCCGAGAGTTCCGACGTCTGATACTGCGTCGGGATGGGGATCGGGTCTTCTTGGATATACCGATCCCCTCCTCTCGCGACGTCGAGAGAGATTGAGGGACGAGTGACACCTCCGGACCCGACCAGGCCACTCACCGCAAAGGAGACGCCGCCATGAACGAGATAGACGCTGCACGCAAGATCCACGAGGGCCTGAGCGACATCGCGGACGCGATCCGCGAGCACTCCACCAGCCAGCTCGGAATCGCAGAAGCGCTCCGCTCGATCGCGACGGAAATCCCCGTGTCGAACGATGCAGAGATCGACCACATCGCCGACGCGATCCGGTCCACCCTCGGGAGCAATCTGGTCGGGCACGCTCTGAGGGCTGTCGCTGGGATGGAACCGACGCGATGAAAAAGACGCTGAAGGTCTACGGCTGGATCGAGTCCGCCGGCTCGCCTCAGTCCAGAAGGATCGCCACGAGACACGCCCCCCACCACTCCCAGGTCCGCATGATCGCCGCCGCCACCAGCGGGGCCGCCGCCGCTCGACTGGTCGGGGAGACGCCTCGGCGCCTCTGGAACTTCGGCGACACCGAGAACGCTGTGGAGCTGGAGGTGGCCCTGGCGGAGCCGGGGATCGTCTTCATCGCCCCCCTGGATCACCACTACGAGGCCTCGGATTACGAGCGCCTGGAGATCGAGAAGGAGAGGGCACGATGAAGAGCCGAGACCGAGTCCTGATCCACTACCTGGACGTCCACGGCGTTCTCCGCTGGGGGAGGACCGGCGCTTCAGATATGCGCGACGAGGACGGCCACGTCCTGGACGGCCCCTTCGAGCGCTGGATCGTGGTCGAGGACACGGGCCAGGTCTTCGCTACCTGGGTCCACGAGGACCACCTGATTTTCTCGGCCGACCCCGATGCAGGGGACACCGGGATCGACGTCAAGGCCATCCACGGGGTGATCAACGGACCGGCCGCCGCGAGGATCGACTCCCCGGGCCTCCGGATCGTCGCCCATATCATGAAGCCCGCCGAGATCGCCGCCCTCCACCTCGTCTTCGAGGCCGTGAAGCTCTGGCACTCCGCCGGCCAGCCCAGGATCGCCCGAGCGCTCCTCCTCATGGCCCAGAACATCGCGGCCTCCACCCCCGAGGCCCACGAGTGGATCGAGGAGACGAACGCCTGGATCGAGAGCCTGAACGAGGACGGAACGTCGTGACGAATGCGGAACTCCGCGGGATGTTCTCCTGGTCCATCGTGGTCGCGATCGTCGTCGCTGCGGCCGCCATCGCGGTCGCGATCAAGCTCGGAGCGGCTATCGACGAGCTGAAGCTCACCAGGATCGCCCTGGAGCGGATCGCCGAGGTCCTGGCGCCATGACGGACACCCTGAACGGCGGGCAGAATTGCACGACCTGTAAGCACACGGAGCACGGGACCCTCTCCTTCGCGATCACGCCCTTCGATTCCCCCGCGTGCCGATCCTGTATCGATATGAGTACGAGCGCGAACGCCTACCCCGGCTGGGAGCCGGAAACGGAGGAGCAGATGGGAACAGTGGAATCGCCCGAGGTCCAGGCCCTACGGAAGCTCCACGAGGCCGCGCTGGCCTTCGCCAAGCTCCAGCGCTTCGGCGTCGCCATGCGTATCAATGACGTTCTCCGGGTCATCGTGGCAGAAGAGGCGATGGACCTGAGCGGAGCCGAAGCGCTCCAGGCGCAGATCCGGGAAGAGAGCGAGAGGATGTCGGACTGGCTCGTCGGGCGGCTGGGGGAGGAGAGCCCGGACTGAGTTCAATGGATGCGCGGGGACTGGTTGGTATGGCACCCGGTAGCCGAGCGTGCGCGCGGCGCGGAGCTTATGGCATCGATCGGGGTGCATGGTCCTGGTCGGAGTTATCAACGGGTCACCCCTGGCCTGACCCCCGCGCATCCAGGTATATAGACCTTTCGTCCCGTGCCCCTCAGCTCCTCCTCAGGACCGCAAAACACCCGGCCCGCTGGTATATGGGCCCTCCCAGGTGGACGCCCAGGGCCTCCTGGGCCACTCTCGGGCCATGACCACGCCGCCCGCCTCTCCTGAGGGCTTCGCCCTCGTCGACACCCGGACAAGCTACCCCACCCTGCCAGTCCAGATCGGCGTCCAGATGGGCGCCCACTACAACCCCAGGACCTGGGACCGCCGCGAGTTCCGGAACCTCCGCCGCTCGATCCGCCGCTGGGGGACCGTCGAGCCGGTCGTCATCAATCTCCGGACCAGGAGGATCGTCGGCGGCCACATGAGACTCCGGGCCGCTATGGCGGAACGCCTGGAGGCCTTCCCCTACGTGACGGTCGACCTCGACGAGGTGAACGAGCGCCTCCTGAACGTCGCCCTCAATCGGATCGGCGGAGACTGGGACGAACGCAAGCTCCAGGCCCTCGTGGTGGAGATCGAGGACGGAGACGGGGACCTCACCCTCACGGGCCTCTCTGAGTCCGAGATGGACGACCTCGTGGATGACGACGACCTCATCCTGGAGGACATGGAGGCGATCGAGCTGGCAGATACGCCGCGGACCGTGAACCGCCGCCCGGAGGACTACGGCGCCGCGACCTCCCTCGTCCGGGGCTCCGCCCCCCTCGCCCACTGGAAGGCCCTCGGCCACCTGGAGAAGGGCCGCGTCCTGGACTTCGGCGCCGGCCAGGACGTCCACGAGTTCTCCCGCTACGACGCCTTCTACGCCCCGGACCCCGCTCCGCTCCTGGAGTCGTGGGACGTCGTCATGTCGAACTACGTCCTGAACGTCCAGCCCTCCGACCACCTGATCGACCTCATCCTGGCCCTGATCGCCCGCCTCCTGGAGCCGAAGGCGATCGCGCTCGTCGCCGTCCTCTCCGACCCGAAGCTCTCAGGGACCGCCGCCGTAGGAGGCAGGACAGCGAAGAGCCCCGCAGAGTGGAAGGCCATCCTGGACCGCTTCTTCCGGGTCCGGAAGGCCCCGAAGGCGAGCTTCACGGGCTTCGAGTGCCGTCCCCGCTAACCTACACCCCGAGCCCTCAGAGCAGGGGGCCGGGCTAGGGATCCTCGGCTCATGACGAAGACGAACCGGAAGAGACTCAAGGCGAAGGCCTCCAGGAAGAAGGGCGCCCGGAAGACGCGCTCCCAGGGCGAGGTCCTGGAGCCCGACGAGATCCTGGCGCCAGAGCAGGACTTCTCCCCCGAGTTCCTGGCCGCCCAGTTCAAGCCCGGACAGAGCGGGAACCCGGGCGGCCGGAAGAAGGGCGCCCACTCGATGAAGACGACCATGGAGCGGATCCTCGCCGAAGAGGCCCGCACCACGGACGGCCGGGTCATGCCGAAGATGGAGGCTCTCTGTCGGAAGATCCTCTCCGGGTCGCTTCGGGCGGACCACGATCCCCAGCTCATGGAGATCCTGACGTCCCGGCTCTGGGTGAAGCCCACGGCCCTAGAGGTGACGGGCGCCGTCGAGGTGAACCACACGGCCAGGGCCGCCGTCCAGAAGATGGACGCCAAGGGGCTCGAAGCTCTCGCCCTCGCCCTGGGCCAGATGGGGGCCGTCTCCGAGATGTCGGACGCGCCGGCCAGGGACGACGAGAAGGTCCACTAGGTGGCCGCGCCCGCGCTCGACCCCGAACTCCTGGAGGCCGTCCGGGAGGATCCCCAGGGCTTCCTCTGCGAGGCCGAGCGCCTGAAGGCCGAGAACAGTCTCTCCGACTACGGCTCGCTCATGTGGAAGACCCTGGAGCCGCGCCAGCCCCTCGTCCGGGGCCGGTCCTGGGACGCGATCTGCGACCACCTGGAGGCCGTCGCGGCCGGCCACATCCCCCGGCTCCTCATGAACGTCCCGCCGGGCTTCTCGAAGAGCCTCCTCTCGGACGTCTTCTTCCCGACCTGGGTCTGGGGTCCCCGGGACATGCCGGACAAGCGCTTCGTCGGCTTCAGCTACGCCCAGGCCCTCACCAGGCGCGACTCCAGGAAGGCGAAGATCCTCCTCCAGTCCCCGATCTATCGGCGGAACTGGGGGGACCGCTTCAAGCTCGTCTCCTTCGCGGACTCGCTCTACCACACGAACCACCACGGCTTCAAGCTCGCCACCTCGGTCGGCGGCGTCGGGATGGGGGAGCGCGGGGACTTCCTCATCGTCGACGACCCGAACAACGTGAAGACGGTCGAGAGCGACGTCATCCGGGACGACATCCTGTTCTGGTTCTCCGAGGTCCTGCCGACCAGGCTGAACGACATCGACAAGAGCGCGATCGTCGTGATCCAGCAGAGGACCCACGAGTCCGACGTCTCCGGCCTGATCCTCCGGGAGGAGCTGGGCTACGAGTGGCTCTGTTATGACGATCGGACGGAGGTCCTCACGCCGGCCGGCTGGACTCTCTTCCGGGATCTCCCGAGGAGCGCTCTGGTGATGGGGGTCGATCCTGTGACTCTGGCGGGACGATGGGAGCGGCCTACGGGACATCTCCGAAAGCGATACCAGGGGCCGGTTATTGAGTATTCGTCCATGACGGCGGATCTCGTGGTGACTCCGGATCACCGGATGGTCTACGCCGACTCGAATGACGGCCCTGGGACTTGGAGGGTCCGGAGCGCCGAGGATCTCCCCCAGGACTTCTACCTTCCCCAGGCCCTCGGATCATGGGAGGGAGTCGACAAGCCGGTCCGACTCGGGGGCCGGATCTGGGACCCGCGGACCTATGCGGAGTTCCTGGGGTGGTACCTCTCGGAGGGGAACGCCTCGGTCTCCGGCGGCTACACCTCGATCGCCCAGAACATCGGGCCGAAGGCCGAACGGATTCGCGAGATCCTGGAGCGGTCCCCGTTCCCGTTCAGATACAACGAGCGCCCCGACGGCCGCCGCGCCTACTTCACGATCGGATCGAAGGCCCTGGCTCGGTCGCTCCGCCCTCTCGGATCATCCTGGACGAAGATGGCACCCCGGGCGCTCCTGGAAATGGGGCCAGAGAATCTCTGGGCGTTCCTGGAGGCGTACATCGACGGAGACGGCCACCGAGGAGGGATCCGGGGCGACAGGCCATCCATCTCGTCTCGATCCCGTGGCATGATCGACGATCTCCAGGAGGCGGCCTTGAAGGTCGGATGGGCCTCCTCGGCCGTCACGAGGGCCCAGCACGGCGAGCCGATGCACTTCCTAACTCTCCGTCGATCGAAGAAGCCGGGGAGGCCGCGAAAATCATGGTCGAAGATCGGGAAGCGCCACACCACGAGGCGCGACTACGACGGGGAGGTCCATTGCGTCTCGGTTCCGTCGACCGCTCTCGTCGTCCGCAGGAATGGCCGCGTCTCGATCTCTGGGAATTGCCTCCCGATGGAGTTCACCCCGGGCCGTCGTTGCTTCACGACCGTCCCCAGGAAGGGCGTCCCGAGGCGCCGGGTCCGCCTCGTCCACACCCAGGACCTCCCGATCCCGACGTGGCTCGACGCGAAGACCCCGATCCCGGACGGAGCGGAGAAGGTCGGCCCGGTCCGCCTCCTCACGAGCCAGGACTGGAGGAAGCGGAAGGATCAGCTCCTCGCGCCCGAGCGCTTCAGTCGCCAGGCCGTCGAGAAGAAGCTAAAGGCCCCTCTCCGAGCCTTCGGCGGGAGCTACGCCGAGTCCAGCCAGCTCGACCAGAGCCCCACGCCTCGCGGCGGCGGCATGTTCCAGAAGAAGGACTTCCAGCTCATCGAGTTCTCCGAACTCCCGCCCGGCCTGGCCTTCTGCCGGGGGTACGACCTCGCGGCCTCCGAGGACGCATCGAGCGCCTACTCGGCGAACACGAAGATCGCCGTCCTGGACGGGAACGTCTACATCTCCGACGCCGACCGGATGAAGGGGACGCCAGGGAAGGTCGAGACCTGGATGGAGGACACGGCCGAGATCGACGGCTATGGCGTCGTGATCGACTTCCCCCAGGACCCAGGACAGGCCGGGAAGAGCCAGAAGAGTTACCTGGCCGGGAAGCTCCAGGGCTACGAGGTCCACTCGTCGACGGAGACGGGCTCGAAGGAGGCCCGCGCGAGGACGCTCGCCGCTCAGTCCGAGAACGGGAACCTCTACCTCGTCCGCGGCCCCTGGACGGCCACCTTCATCGCCGAGGCGACTCGCTTCCCTAGATCCGACTTCAAGGACCTCGTCGACGCTGCCTCTAGGGCCTATGCTCGCGCCATCCTAATCGAAGGCCAGGACGTGGTGCCCTCGGCGCCGCAGATCATCCGAGGGGGGTGACGCATGGCGAACGGACTCTTCGGGCTCGGCCGGCTACGCCGCCGGGTCCGTCCGACCGAGACAGTCGGATCCTCCGGGACCGTCGTCCTCTCGGGCTTCATCGAGCGCAATGAGACGAACGCCAAGGTCCAAGGGACCGCGCGCTGGAAGACCTTCTCCGACCATCTCGTGAACGTCGACGTCGTGGCGGCCTCGGTCCGCTACTACCTGAACCTCGGACAGTCGGCGAAGTGGACGCTGGAGGCCGCTGACGAGACGCCCGCCGCCGTGGAGACCGCCGAGTTCGTCGACGACGTCCTCCGCGACATGAGGACGCCCTGGGCTCAGGTCGTCCGCCGCGGGCTCATGTATCGCTATTGGGGCTTCGGGATCCAGGAGTGGACGGCGAAGAAGCGGGACGACGGGAAGATCGGCCTCCTCGATGTCGAGGCCAGGCCGGCCCACACGATCGAGCGCTGGGACACCGACGACTCCGGTCATGTCGTGGGCGTCGTCCAGCTCATGCCGGCGACCCAGAAGCTCGCCTACCTGCCGAGGACCAAGATCGCCTACGTGGTCGACGACTCCCTCTCGGACTCTCCAGAGGGCCTGGGCATCGCGCGGCAGCTCACGGAGACCGCGACACGCCTCCAGCGCTACCAGCAACTGGAGACGGTCGGCTTCGAGACCGACCTCCAGGGTGTCCCGAAGGCGCGAGCGCCCTACGGCGTCCTCGACGAGATGAAGCGGATCAAGAAGATCACGGAGGCCGAGCGGGTCGCGATCCTCCAGCCTCTGACGGACTTCGTGACTCAGCACATCCGTTCAGTGGAGACCGGGGTCATGCTCGACTCCGCGACCTACCGCGACCAGGGCGAGACCAAAGCGCCGAGCGGCGTCCCTCTGTGGGACGTCGAGCTACTGACGGGAAGCGGATCCATGAGCCTCCAGGCGATTGCGGCCGCGGTCGAGCGGCTCCAGAGAGAGATCGCCAGGCTCTTCGGGACCGAGGGGATCCTCCTGGGAGGGGCGAACGTCGGTTCCCTCGCGCTGGCCAGGGACAAGTCTCACCAGCTCGCCGTCGTGATCGACTCCGCGCTGACCGAGCTGGCCCAGGCATACCAGACCGACCTCGTGGAGACGATCTGCACTCTCAACGGGATCGCCCGAGATCTGTGGCCGACGCTCACCCCGGAGGAGATGCAATTCCGCGATGTCGAACAACTCACGGCGGCCCTGGGAGACCTCGCGACGGCCGGCGCCCCACTCGGCCCGGACGATCCGGCGATCAACGTGGTCCGCTCCCTCATGGGGCTCCCGGACGCTCCAGAGGAGGACGAGGTGGACGCCTCAGGACGAGGTGGCGGCGAGGACGAGCTGGACGACCTACTGCCTCCGGAACCGCCGCCAGAACCAGAGCCCGACGAGTAGGAGGCGCCGATGTCGGATGCGTCCAGGATCTACGGGTACGCGCTGTCTCGACATCTAGTCGACGCAATTGATTACACGGCCCCGGCGGCGCTCTACGCTGGCTTGTTCTTGTCGGACCCAGGCTACACGTCACTGGGCGGGGTCGAGGTGTCCGGAGGCAGCTACGAGCGACAGCTTCTTACTGACAATATGCTGTATGTGACCCTGGGCACGTCCCCTCCCGTCTCACGGTCCAATAACGTCGTGATCGATTTCGGTGTGGCGACGGCTGACTGGGGGGACGTCGGGTGGATCGCTCTGATCGGCCACCTCACGGACTCGACGCCCTACTTTGGCCGCACGGCCCTAGATGACTCCGCCGACATCACGAGCGGACAACAGGCGCTATTCCCGATTCAAGCCCTCGACATGAACTGGGCATAGGAGGCCCCCCCATGGCCGCACGATTCGAGACGATCCGCTTCGGTCCCTGGGCGCTGGTGGATGTTGGCGGCGACCGGAGGCTGGCAGAGAGGGTCCACGCCTGGGAGGAGCGCTGGGAGAACGCCATGATAATCCAGCGGGGCCGTGGCGAGAGGCTAAAGACGTGCCGCGCCGACAGTAAGCCCGAGCCCCAGAACGCGATCAACGTCTTCGCTCTCAGGCGCGACGGGAAGTTCTACGGCTCCTGGTCTCTGATCGGCTTCCAGACGCGCTCGCTGAAGCCCGGACTCTGGGACGTGAACGTCCAGATGGCGCCGTGTCTGCTCCACGTCAAGGATCCGAACTACGTCAAGAAGGTGGCGGAGATCGGAAGCTACCTCCTGAGCGTCCCGCTTGAGATGAGAGGAGGCGGGAAGACTCGGATCCGGAAGTGGACCTTCCCGGACCAGAGGGCCGGCGAAGACCCGACCCACCAGTGGGGACTCATTGAAGTGCCAGGATTCCGCGAGCTGATCGAGGCGCGGGGCCTCGTCTTCAAGACCCACTTCAGACCCCACCCCAAGTATGGCCCCACCGAATACATGGAGAGCATCGAGAGACGTGTGGCTCCCGTGGGCTTCGCAGACGGGCGCTAGCGATGCCGACTGCCTATTGCGTCAGGTCGTCGGCGATCAACTCAGTCCAGACCAGCGAGGTCCGTTTCACGGCCGCGCAGACGACGAACTCGACCGTCTACGGCTCGACCTATGACTGGGTCGGGAAGGACTCGGCGAAGATCGCGCTCGATATCGGCTCGAACATTCAATTCGACGTCTCCGCGGTCCCGCTCGGGGCCGTCGTTGTGGCCGCCGGGATCTATCTGACGGCGGACGCGAATAGCGCGGACGTCTTCGATTCCAGGATCTGGCGCTACAAAGACGGCACGACGCCCAACGTCGACAGCACGACGGAGACGATCCACCAGCAAGCCCAATACAACTGTCGCGCCCGTGACACGGCCTCGACTCAGCTCGGGATCACGACTGCGACGGTCCCCTTCGAGCACAACGTCCACGAGGGGTTCTACGGAAGCGACTCCGTCGGTCAGGTCCTCGTCCTAGACACGGGAGGCAACGGGCAGCTTGAGACCGTCTCGATGTTCATGCGGCGGCTGGCGGTCCCGGCTCCGACTGGGACGTGCGTTGCGAAGGTCTACGAGGCGACCGGCGCGTCTGGCAGCTACAAGAAGGGCACGCTCCTCGCCACATCCAACGACCGAGACGTCCTCGATCTCCCGAGCGTGTTTCCATTCACAGTCGTCGAGTTTGAGTTCGTCCTACCCGCTCCCATCGCTGCGGCGCCGGGCGACGTCCGGATCGTGGAGGTGTCCTTCAGCGACACCACGGCGGGCGAGGTCTTCTTCGGGATGGACACGATCCTAAACGGCGGCGCAGAGAACGGCCTGTCGTTCGGCCCATCCATCCAGGCGTTCGGGAGCCCGTCCTACATCCACGGCGTCGAGCAGAAGATCGGAAACGGCGACCGGGACGCCGCTGGCTCTGCCTCCGAGGGCTTCGTCTTCCCCGAGTTCGTCGCTGGCGATCAGTACAGTCTCGGCGACACGCTGCTCTCGCCCGACGTCACACTGACGAACTTCACGTCCTGGGTCCAGGACGGTCTCGACGCTCGGGCCGGGAACGACGTCCTCTCTTTCTCGTTCCTGCCTGGCGTGGTGGTCCAGGATCCCGACCCTCCGACCTCCGGCCAGGACCGGCAGTGGCGCTCCGCCGAGCACGCCACGCCCCAGGACGTCGACGGAACCGACTACTACGGGCCGGTCCTCGTCGTCCGGTACGCCTTTGAGCTGGCCGCCTCGTTCGATTTCAGCTTCACGATCGACGCCGCCCTGACCGTCGAGGACGCGGTCGTGGATCTGGTCGCCTACCTCGTGGAGGTATCGGATCCTACGATGACCCTGCCGGTCGCCACGGCCATCGTCGAGGCCGCCCTGGCCAACGTGACGACGACCGCCCAGCTCGCCGACGCGGTCCGCACGATCGTCATAGAGGCCACCCAGGAGGCCGCTCAGCCCTCGATCCCGCTCCTCACGGTCGGGCCGGGGACCACTCCGGAGGCCGTGGCCGTCCCCGCGGCGACCCTCACCACCCCGGAGCGCTCCACGGAGATCGCCGCCGCCATCGTCTCCACGGAGATCGCCGCCGCTACTGCCGACACGGAGGCCACGGTCTCCGTCCAGGACGCCGCCCTGACCACTGCGGTCCCGGCCGCTACTATGACCGTTCCACTACCGACCCCCTCCGAAGGTGGGCCGGCGACGGAGGACACTGTGGCAGAGACGCTCGATATTAGCCCGGTCGAGGTCGACATTGAGGTGACGAAGCGCGACTCAAAGTCCTTCTCCTTCGCTCTCACGGACGAGGACGGCGCGGCGCTGGACCTCACGAACTACGACTCGTTCACCCTGACCGTGGACCCGAGCGAGGAGCCATCGGACGCGCTCTCCAACCTCTTCCAGCTAGACGGAGACTTCTCGGCTCCGACGACCGGGATCGTCACCTTCAGCCCGACGATCGTGAACCACACCCAGGACCCCGGGGAGTATTTCTTCGACGTCGAGCAGATCGACGACGTCCCGGAGACCCGGACGATCATCAAAGGGAAGTACACGATCCTCCCAGACATCACCCAGACGTAGGGGGCCGCCATGCCGAACATCAAGATCGGCGCCACGTTCCATCCGGTCTACGAGGACAAGGCCGCCGCGGACGAGTATTTCAAGGCGGCCTCCCATGGAGCGCCCTGGCTGGCGGCGGACTCCTCGGTCCGGAATCAGCTCCTCGTCACGGCGTCCCGCGTCTTCGAGCGCGAGAGCTGGCTGGGGGACCCCACGCTCCCGATCGACAAGAGCGACCCGGTGAGCCAGCCGGCCGGGACTCAGCCCCTGGAGTGGGGGAGGACGGGGCTCACGGACAAGAACGGAGTCGCGATCGACTCCGCCTCGATCCCCCAGGACGTGATCGATGGGAACTTCGAGCTAGCCCTCGCGCTCCTGAACGACGCCACGGTCCAGACGGCCGATCCGACGGGCTCGAACGTGAAGGTCGAGAAGTCCACCCAGCGCGTGGAGGGGGCCCTCACGGTCTCGTCGGAGACTCAATACTTCACCCCGACGCTCGGCAGCTCGAACCCCTACCCCGGGATCGTGATGGACCTGATCGGACAGTTCCTGGCCGGCCGCTCCGGGCTCGTCCTCTCGTTCACCTCCGGGACCGACGCCGTCTCGGCCTTCGCGGACGACGCGGACGACTTCGGCTATAGCGACGGCGGGCTCCCGTGAGCTTCGGCGCTCTTCCGGTCTCGGTCACGGCGACAGACGCCGCCCTGCTCCAGCTCACGGACATCGCCGCCCTCATCGACCGCCTGGAGCCCGCGATGCGCCGCCGCTGGTTGCGGCTCATCAATGCCTCGAAGGACCTGGCGACCCTGGAGGAGATCGGCGTCCTCCTGGAGGCCGGCCGGGTCAATGAGGCCCTAGTGGTGACGGAGGGCGTCGCCGAGGGCTTCGCGTCCTCCCTGGAGCAGGTCTACGCCTCAGTCGGGCTCAGCGCGGCCGCCGTCCTGCGAGATCAGGTGGACACCCTCTTCGACTTCAGCTCCCTGAACGCCAGGTCAATCGAGACGCTCCAGCGCGAGCGCCTCCGGCTCGTGGCGGACTTCACCAGAGACCAGAGGGCCGCGACTCAGGTCCTACTCCGGGACGCCTTCGACCGCGGCCTGGCCCCGATCGAGCAGGCCCGCGCTCTGAAGGGGTCGATCGGGCTCACCCGGAAACAGGCCGGCCATGTCGTGAACTTCCGCCGCCAGCTCGAACAGGGGACGGCCGGGGCGATAAACCAGGCGATGCGTCGTCAGCTCCGGGACCGGCGCTTCGACTCGACGCTCCGGGCCGTGGCGAGGGGGGACCGGATCCTGACGCCGGCTCAGATCGATCGCATGGTCGACCGCTACCAGGCGCGCTACGTCCAATTTCGCGCGAACGTGATCGCCAGGACGGAGACGGTCGCGGCGATCCACGCCGGAGAGCGCGAGATGTGGTTCCAGGCCGTCGAGAGCGGCGCCGTCCAGCCCCAGGACGTCGAGTCGACCTGGAGGACCGCCCCGGACGAGAAGCGCCGGCCCTCTCACGCCGCCATGGAGGGCCAGAAGAGGCCCCTGGGCGAGCCCTTCATCTCCGGGAACGGGAACCACCTCCGCTTCCCTGGAGACCCGCTCGGCCCGGCCTCGGACACGGTCAACTGTCGCTGTGTCGTGGCCCGCAAGCTGAAGCGCGCCGCCAGGAACCGCCGCGCCGTCCAGCCCCTCCCGACTCCGCCCAGGTTCGTCGAGGCCGCCTGATTCGTCTCGGGGTGTGGCGCGACTCAATCCGATCTGTATTCTCTGAGCTGCACGCCGCCAGGAGCTGGGGGGCTCCAGGACGATGCCCGACGAGGGGACGAAGTTCCGGGTCGAGTGCAAGCTAGCCAAGGTCGACGCCGACCTCGGTCTAGTCTTCGGCTGGGGCGTCGTCTGTACCGAATCAGGCGCTCCCTACGTCGACCGCCAGAACGAGCATATCCCCGAATCGGTCATGCTGAAGGGCGCCCTGGACTTCTCGATCAACTCCGGCGCCATGGACGACTGCCACGACGAGGTCCAGGCCGGCGTCGTTCGCTTCCACTTTCCCCTCACGACTGAGATCGCGAAGGCTTACGGGATCACCTGCGAGCGGACCGGCTGGATGATCGCCGCCGCCCCCGAGCCCGACCTCCTCGCGAAGTACGTCTCCGGCGAATACAAAGGGTTTTCAATCGGCGGATGGGTCCGCGCCTCTCACGACGAGAGGGTCGCGGCATGAAGAAGCGAGAGCAGACCTATACGGTCCTCGACGAGATCCAGATCGACTTCCTGGCAGGCTGCCCGGTCCCGACTCAGGAGGGCGCGACCGCGCTCCTCATGAAGCGCCACGACCCGGAGGACGGCGAGAAGATCGAGAAGGACTCCGACGGCCGTCTCTGGAAGGGCGACACGCCAGGGATCCTGACCTCCGCCGAGAACGGCCACACCCACATCCTCTGGCTCCACGGGGCGGCCGGCGAGACGACCCTCCAGCGGGATAACGATCCCGAGGACGGCTCTCACCACGACCATCCCTGGATCCTGGCCGCCGCCGGGACGATCGAGATCGGCGAGAACCTGAGCCACACCCACACGGTCAACGCGACCGACGTGACGACCGCCCTGGTCGCCGCGATGAACAAAGCTCACCCCACGACGGGGAGGACCCCCGTCCGGAAGGAGACCGAGATGCCCGACGACAAGACTCTCAAGGCCCTGGAGACTCGACTGGAGAAGGCCGAAGCGCGGGCAGAGAAGGCCGAAGCGCGCGCCGACCTTCAGACGATCCTCGGCGGGCTCACGCCGACCCAGAAGGCCCACTTCGACACCCTCGACGATTCCACGAAGCCCGCCTTCGCGGCCAAGTCCAGCACCGAGCGCGACGCCGAGCTGGACCGGATCCAGAAGGCGAAGGACGCGGCCGACCCGGTCGTCTACACGTCGACCGACGGCCTCGTGAAGGTCCGGAAGTCCGACGGCGACCTCATGCTGACGCTGGCGAAGCGGAGCGACGAGGACCGCGCCCGGGCGGAGAAGGCCGAGGACGAGGTGGCCGGGGAGCGCCTGTCGAAGGCGGCCCGCGGCCTGAACGCCCTGCCCGGGACCGAGGCCGAGACGGTCCAGCTCCTGAAGGCGATCGAGACGATCCCGGAAGGCCCGGCCAGGGACGCTGCGATGGCGCAGGTCACGGCAGGGAACACGGCCATCTCCAAGGCCTTCGACGCTCATGGCGGCCTGCCCGCCGAGTCCGTCGAGGGATCTCCGGAGGCGGACCTGGACAAGCTCTCGAAGGCGCACGCCAGGGAGAACAACGTCAGCGAGGACGTCGCGATGGCGAAGGTCATCCAGACGCCCGAAGGCCGGCGCCTCTACGCGGAGAGCGTCAAACAGTAGAACGCGGCAGGCAACGGAGACCGCGAACGACCACAGCTCGCAACTCGCCCCGAGAGGGTGAAGATCAGAGGGAGACCAGACCATGGCGTATTCCGTAGGGACCAAGAACATCACGGGCGTCGCCGGCGAGACGATGGCGATCTATCGCTTCGTCAACCCTCAGTCCGACCAGACGTGGGACATGGCCGACGTCCCGGCCGATCTGGTCGGAGGCATCTCCGCCGAGGCCGTGGCCTCCGGTGTGGAATTCCCGATCGCCACGTTCAACGGGGCAATCGGTCTGATCGAGCTTGGCGCGACGATCGCGGCTGCGGTCATGGTCTCCGCCGGAACGAACGGGGTAGCGGCGGCCGCCTCGACCTCGGGGGGTGAGTTGCTTGTCGGCCCTCTCCTGGTCGGCGGAGACTCGGGAGAGATCGTCCCGATTATGATGATCGCCAGGACCGTGAACGAGGATACGTAGAGTCCGTGAGATAAGGGCGGAGCGCGACCAGGCCGCGAACGACCAGATTTGCAACTTGCCCGAGAGGGAGACCAGGCATGGCGTATTCGGAAGCGACGGAGAACATCACGGGCCTCGCAGGTGAGGCGATCGTGATCTATCGGTTCGTCGATCCCCAGTCCGACCAGACGTGGGACAAGACTGACGACCCGACCGATCTGGCGTCGGGAATCGCTGCCGAGTCCGTGGCGTCTGGTGGGGAGTTTCCGATCGCCATCTTCGACGGCTCGGTCGGTCTAATCGAGCTGGGCGCGACGATCTCCGGCGGGCTGATGGTCTCAGCCGGAACGGATGGCGTCGGCGACACCGCGTCGGTCATCGGAGGCGATCTGGTCGTCGGTCCCCTTCTGGTGGGCGGAATCTCGGGAGACATCGTTCCGATCGTCATGAGCGTTAGGACCGTCAACAGCGACAGCGCATAGAGTCAATGAGGTGAAAGCGGCCAGTAGGCCGACGGAGGACGAGGTCGCCTGACCGGCGAGCCCGATCACAGCCAAATCATCATTTTGGGGGGAATCAATCATGCCGTTCATCGAGCCGTCGCGATCCGACGTCCACGTCAACACGCCGCTCGGGGCCGTCTCCAGCGCTTTCATCCAGGAGGACGACAGCTTCGTCGCGGGGAAGGTCTTCCCGCTCATCCCGAGCGACAAGCGCTCGAACATCTACTTCACCTACGATCACGGCGATTTCAACCGTGACGAGATGCAGCTCCGGGGTCCGGCGACCGAGTCGGCTGGGGGTGGCTACGAGATCGACCAGGCCACCTACTTCTGCAATCTCAGGGCCTTCCACAAGGACATCGCGGACGAGGTCCGGGACAACCAGGACGACCCGCTCGACCAGGACAGCGAGGCGACGCGCTACGTCACGCTGAAGCACCTCATCAACCGCGAGATCCGGTGGGTGACGGACTACTTCACGGCCGGCGCTCCTGGCGATACCTGGACCTTCGACGTCGACGGCGCCACGACCGCGACGGCCGCTGGGTCCTTCGACCCGACGAGCGCCGGGAATAACGACAAGCTGTACTGGAACCTGGCGGCCTCGACGCCGATTGAGGACATCCGGCAGGGCAAGCGCTACGTCCAGTCGATCACCGGGTTCCGGCCGAATCAGCTCACCCTGGCCCGGACGGTCTACGACATCCTTCTCGACCACCCCGACATCGTGGGCCGGATCGATCGAGGGCAGACCGTCTCGACGGCACTCGTGAACCGGGAGGCGCTGGCCGCGCTCTTCGAGGTGAATCAGATCCACGTCATGGACGCGATCAAGAACACGGCCGAGAAGGGGGCGACGAACGTCCACACCTTCATCGCGTCGAATAACGCGCTCCTCAGCTATAGCCCGCCTGTCCCGGGTCGGATGACGCCGGCCGCCGGCTACACGTTCTCCTGGACGGGTCACCTCGGCGCGACGGATGACGGGAGTCGGATCCTTCGGCAGCGCGTCCCGCTCAAGAAGGCGGACCGGGTCGAGATCGAGTCATGTGACGACCTCAAGCTGGTCTCGGCAGACCTCGGCTACTTCTTCGGAGCAATCGTCCAGTAGCACCCACAAGCCACTCAGCCCGACGGGCGGGAGAGACGCCCAATCTCTCTCGCCCTGGCAGGCGCAGAGGAGGACGACCACATGGCGCTCCACAATCTCAACCCGGCGAAGCACAGGGCCGCCCAGGACGCCATCGACGCCGCCCAGGACGCAGCGTCCGCCGCGAAGGATGTCGGGGGTAGTGAAGCTCTCGCCCTGACGGACGTCGGGAACATCGACACGATCACGATCGTCGGCGTCTGCCACTTTCAGCGCGTTGACGATACCGTGACTGTCTCCGGGGCGGCAACGGTCGACACATCGGGGGCTGGGGCGACGACCTTCGGGATCGCCTTCCCCACTGGCCACGGGATCGCGAACGTCGCGGCGGCCACAGAGGTCCACGGGACCTACGTGGACGCAGCCGGGGACGTCGGGGTCATCGACGGCGACGCATCGAACGAGCGGGCGGAGTGCATCTTCACGGCGGCGGCCGATGCGTCGCGCGTCGGATACTTCACGTTCTCCTACGTGGCCGACTGAGTCAGGGAGGCAGGCCCACATGGCGATCCACAATATCAGCCCCGCGAGACATCTGATCTATCAGACCGCGATCGACGACGCCCAGGACGCCGCCTCGGTAGCGAAGGACGTCGGAGGGGCAGAGGCGCTCGCGATGACCGCCGTGACGAACTGTACCTCCGTGATCGTCGGGGTCTGCCACTTCAAGCGGATCGACGACGTCGTGATCGTCTCGGGTCGCGTGACGGTCGACCCGACCCTGGCCGCCGCGACCGAGTTCGGGATCGACTTCCCGACCGGGCACGCTATCGCGAACGTGGCCGCCGCGACTGAAGTCCATGGGGCCTATGTCGACGCGAACGGGGACGTCGGGCTCATCTCGGGCGACACCACGAACGAACGGGCGACCGTCGACTTCACGGCCGCCGCCGACACCTCGCGCGTCGGCTCCTTCGTCTTCTCCTTCGTGGCCGATTGACCCCAGGAGGTCGAGCAGGATGACAGCGGAAGCCAGCCAGCCTCCCCGACGAGTCCGGGTCCTTCGCCACTGGAAACAGCGGTTCGACAGGGACGCCCGCATGGTCTTCCGCAAGAGGACCGCCTGGACTCAGGAGCTACAGTTCGAGCCTGGCGACGAGGTCCCGCCCGAGATCATCGAGCAGATGGGCCCCACGAAGCTCCGGCGCTTCTGGGAGGCTCACCAGATCGAGCTACACGGCTTCGAGGATCCCGACGTCGGTACGGGCCAGGTGGAGCCCGCGCCCGAGAAGACCGATCCGGCAACGACCGAGGACGATGAGAGCGAGCTTCCGCTGGGCGTCTCCGTCTCTGGTCCCGTGGGCGGCTGGTACACGATCTCCGACGGCGAGGGCTCCTACAAGGCCAGGGGGAAGGAGAAGCTCCTCCACGTCCTGGAGTCGATCCGCGAGGAACGCGCCGCCCAGGACGAGGCGACCAGCGAGGGCGAGGGCACTCCCGACGCTGGCGGAGAGTGACCCATGTCGGCGAGCTTCGACTACGCCGCCCTAAAGGCCGCCGTCCCGGATGTCCTGATCCCTCAGTTCGGGACCACGATCACTCTCACCAGACAGTCCCGGGCGGCCGCGAAGTCCTGGGAGCAGGACCAGGGCCCGACCGCGAAGACGGCCGCTCAATCGTTCTCGGCCGCTGGCGTCCAGATCGCGCTCGACAAGGCGACGGCCGCCCTCTCGACGATCGAGCGCCGCCTGGGACGCTGGGCCATCACGGTCCCGCCCACTGTGACGTCCTTCGGGACGGAGATCGTCCCAGAGGAGATGGGGCCGGAGTGGCAGCTCGTCGATAGCACCGGGAGGGCCTACACGGTCATCTCGGTCACCCCGGTCCAGCCAGGCGGGACCCTCCTCATGTATTTCGTGGTGGTCCAGCTATGAGCGACGTCTCGACGACAGCGATGCAGGACGAGATCATGACCGGCTTCGACACCTTCTGGGCGAGCCGGAGCCAGATCGCCTCTCCGAACCGGGACTTCGACCGCGACAAGGTCCCGACGGACGAGGACGCCTTCATCGAGTGGGGGCTCGGGGGCGGCTTCGAGAGTCGCCACTCCCACTCCGTCGAGCCGAACAACTTCTTCAGGACCGGGCCGATCGTCTTCACGGCTCACGTCCGACTCCGCCAGGGCCTCGACGCCGGCTACGCCCTGCTGGACGCGGCCTCCCACTTCATGGAGGCCTACAAGCTCGCGACCGTCTACTTCGACAGCATCGGAACACCAGCAGACCAGGGCCACGATGGGGCCTGGCACCAGATCACGCTCGGAGCCACTTGGAACTACTTTACGGACCGCGCCTCAGTGGTAACCTGAGGGCAGTCCAGAGGGGGAACACAATATGCCGATGGAAGCCCGATCGCCGGACACCTTCAGCCGGGACAATCTGCTCCTCGGGTTCTCGAAGGTCGAGTTCACGCCCCGAGTCGATGGCGTCCTCGGGACTCCGGTCGACGTCGGAATCCTCTCTGGCCAGGAGATGGCGAAGGAGGTCAATCTCCTCACGCTGCCCGACGGCTCTCCTGGGACGATCTCCGTCAACCGAGAGCTTCTCTCGTCGCTGGAGCCGAGCTTCAATCTCTCGACCTTCAACTTCAGGAAGGACGTCGCCCAGTACATCTTCGGGGCTGCGAGCCTGACGGACGTCGTCGCAGACGCCGCCTCCGCCGTGGCCGCCGAACAGATCACGATCCCGGTCGGGACCGACGCCGCGCGGACCTTCGTCCCTCTGGTCAATGGGGACGTCGACGACACGGACGCGAACCTGACCCTGACCTCTCAGGAGATCACCGAGGTCATCGTGGGAGACGGGACGGGCGACACGCCGGGCGACTACCAGCTCGCCTATAAGGTCCTCCTGTTCGGAGACGTCACGGCGGCGACCGAGACCGTTACGGCGACGGGCGTTCTGGTCCGGACCTTCTCGATCGTGGACACGACCTCGGCCGGCGCGACGGAGCTGGGCGTGAACGACGGGGTCATCGCGGCCTCGGGCGAGCTGGACATGACCCAGGTCATGCCGGTCGGGAATCAACTCAACGTCACCTACACCCCGACCCACGCCTTCGTCGAGGACTACGACGCGGCAGACCCGGACATGCTTCTCGACCCTCTGCTCGGCCGGATCCGCTTCCCGAATCTCGACACCTTCGCCTCTCCGGATGCGACCTCAGCGCTGCGGGCAGGCCAGCCGGTCTCCCTCGCATACGAGTACAACCGGAAGGCCCACACGACGATGAAGCCCTTCACCCAGGGCGGCGGCGTCTTCGAGGGCATGGCGACGATCAAGCACCTCACGGATGTCGGGATCAATATGATCTGGACGGTCCCCTACGCCTCAATCCGGATCGACGACAACGCGCTGACCTTCGGCTCGGATGACTTCGGGGTCGGGACAATCGTCCTCAACATCCTCGACGGAGGCGGAACGGACCGCTACGGGACGATCCAGCTCGCGAGCGAGACCGAGGCAGGCGCATAACGGAGGCACGATGGAAGCCGCAGAGGGGAGCACCACGCCGCCGAAGGTCGCGCTCTTGCCAGGTCCGATTCCGATCATGGGAGGGGCTCGATCTCTCACGGTCCGGCCGTGGACCATGGAGACTCAGGACGAGACGATGCCTCTCGTCGCGGCTCTCGTGGACCGCTGGCTGGAGTGGAACGAGAGCAACGAGAAGGCCACGACCTTCTCGCTCGGGGCGCTCCTCCTGAACTTCCACCGGGAGGTCTCCGTCATCTGCGAGCGGAGCGTTCGGGACGAGCTTCGCGACATGGGGATCGTCTGGAAGGACCTCTGGGGTGACGACATATACGCCATCGCCCAGGCCGTCTGGCTGACCTCGATCATGCGTGCGGACGGAGGGGGAATGGTGGGAAAAGGGATGGCCCTCCTCGGGCCGATCCTGCTCCTGAGACGAGGCGCCGACCGAAGCTCGGACACTACGCCCCAGAGCGACCCCGACCAGAGGCCCTCGAACGGGAGTTCCGTCCCGAGTTCATCGCCAGCCTGAAGGAGGAGGGGCTGGCCTTCCTGTCGCGACGCTGGGGGACGACCCCACGGAAGCTACGGCGCGAGTTGACCTACCTGGAGTTCACGACGAACCTGCTGATCGAGCGCCGCGCCCTCGGAGAGGAGTCTGTCGTGGAAGCCTACGGGGTCCACGCTGCGATCCTGGACGCCCTCGGAGGGGCGAAGTCCGGCGCCCTCCGCCACTTCTCGCAGTCCCTCCGTCCTCAGGCCACAGAGAGAGAGGACTCGTCCGGCCGGACTCAGCTCCAGGGCCACGATATCGGGGTCCTCCAGCATCGCGTCCGCGCCGCGGTCGCGTCCGGGGAGATGGCATAGTGCGCCGGAAGATGAGGGTCACCTTCGCGATCCCGGACTGCCCTCCGGACATCTCCCTCGACTGTGCCCCTCCGTTCCCGGACGTGAACGCCGTCTATCGCGCTGGAGCGAGCGCCTTCCTGGAGCCACACCGGCTCGCCATCGACTGCGGGAAGATGTCGGAGAAGGGGGCGGTCCGCCTCTACGCGATGGTCTACGCTGAAGGCGTCATCCTCTCCAGCCCGACCGAGGGCTTCGCGGAGTTCTCGCGCCAGGACTGGACAGCGTGGCTGATCGAGCACCCGGTCCACTTCAAGAAGCTCCGAGACTACCTCGATCATCGGAAGAACTGGGAAGAGCCGGACGCGCCTGGGGGGGCTGAGGATGGCGGCGAGCAGGGACATCCGGACGCTGGAGCGCCGCCTCAATAAGATCGCGAGCGCGCTCACGGAGAACGTCGAGGCCCTGGTGGCCGACGTGATCGAGTCGATCGGCGATGAGCTGACCGCGACGACCCCCGTCCTCACCGGCTTCGCTGTGGCAAATTGGCGCCCCTCGCTGAACGTCCCGGTCACCTCCCCGGTCGCCTTCCTAGATCCCAGCAGGACCGCCACGGCCGCCAGGATCGCGACTGTCGCCTCCCGCTACCGGGTCGGGGACGTCGCCTACATCCGGAACAACATCGACTACATCGCAGCGCTGAACAACGGATCCTCCCCCAAGGCCCCGAAGAACTTCGTCGCGAAGGCGACCAGGGCGGGGCGGGAGAGAGCCTTCGCGCAGCGTAAAGCCCTGACGGCCGTGGGGGCCTAGATGGCGCGAGAGATCGTCGAAATCGTCATCACAGAGAAGGGCGGGAAGGCCACCTCGTCGTCGATCAAGCGAGTCGGGAAGACCTCGGGCTCCGTGCGGAAGAAGATCCTCGGCCTCGTCGCAGCGCTCGGGATCCTGGCCGGGATCCGGGGATTCCTGGGTGTCGCGAAGGCCGCGATCGATACCTCCGCCGCCTTCGAGCAGTATGGCGTTCGGCTGGCCGGGCTCCTGGGGGACCAGCGGGAGGCGAACAAGGCCCTCGAAACCTTCACGAAGCTCGCCTCGAAGACGCCGTTCGCGGTCTCCGAGATCGTCGAGGGAGCGTCGACACTGGCCTCGGCCGCGCTCGGGAACCGAGAGCGCCTGGAGGAGCTGACCGAGACGGCCGCGAACCTGGCGGCCGTGACCGGGCTCTCGTTCCAGGACGCGGCAGGTAACCTCCAGCGCTCTCTGGCGGCTGGTATCGCCTCGGCGGATCTCTTCCGCGAGCGCGGCGTCAAGGCTCTGATCGAGTCGATCGCCGGGATCCCGGACGCCACGAAGCTCTCGATGGCGGAGCTGGAGGTCGCCTTCGCGCAGACCTTCGGGGCCGGAGGGACCTTCGGGAAGGCCGCCGAAGACCTCTCGAAGACGCTCGGCGGCGCTCTCTCGAACGTGGGCGACGCTACGACGAACGTCTCGAAGGCCCTCGGCGACGCCTTCCGCGGCCCGGTCATCAACTCCCTACGGGATGTCCTGCTCCCCTTCCTGGGCGATCTCCAGAAGATCATCGAGGAGAACGAGGACGCGATCACGGACTTCGCTCGCGACGGGCTGAACGTCGCGATCCAGCTATTCGGCCTCCTCACCCTGGCGGCCGTAGAGGCGCTCCGAGTCCTGAACAAGCTCCGGGGAGTGGGGACTGTCTTCCAGGGGATCATCGGCGAGGAGGAGCTGAGCAGGGCGAGGGGCCACGTCGAGCGCTTGGAGAGTATGCGGAGGGCCGCCGAGGGCAGAGGCGACCAGCCGCTGGTCGAAAATCTCACCGGACGCATCGGCGAAGCTCGGGCGGAACTCTCTGCCCTCCAGGTGACGGTCGGCGGCCTCGCTGACGAGTTCCGTCTCGGGGAGGAAGAGGCGGCGAAGTTCGAGTCCACCCTCGACAGCATCAAACAGCGCGCGGCCGGGGTCATCGCTGGCGGCGCCATCGGATCCGCCGCTCCGAAAGTGGACACGAAGGTCGACCTACCAGTGGGCGAGAGTCGCGAGGCGATCGAGGCCCAGGCGAAGGCGGCCGAGAAGCTCCTGGAGCTGAACGAGAAGATCAATCTCTCGGCGCTGCGACGAAAGGACAAATACGAGGCCGAGATCTTCCTCCTCGGCCAGCAGGCGAACGAGCTGATCGCGACGGCCCAGGCCGCCGGCAACGTGGAGGCCGCCCTCGACGGCGTCAAGAAGATCCAGGAGGAGATCCTCCTCGTCCAGAAGGCGCAGACGGAGGCCCAGGAGAAGGCGGACGCGAAGACGAACGCGACGGCCAGGAAGCTCGGCGAGACCCTGAGCGACAGCCTGGAGGACGCGATCGGAGGCGGGCTCCGTGCCGCCATCACGGGCGAGGGCTTCGACATGATGGAGCTACTCGCGGACACGGCCGGGCAGCTCCTGAAGGACTCCATGGACGACGTCATGAATACCCTCGGGAAGCAATTCAAGGAACTTCTGGGCGGCGAGAAGGGGATCCTCGGGAAGGACGGGCTCCTGGGTGGAGAACTCGGGAAAAGTCTCGGGAGGGGCTGGACGGCCGGCCTGGGGGCCGCTATGTCGATCCTCCCTGGCGCGCTCCGGGACACGGAGGCGGACGTGACGAACTCCCTGGTCCGCTCGGCCGCGAACGCCACCCAGGCGGAGGCTCAGCGCGGCGTCATCGCCGGGGACAGCTCGCTCCCCATTTTCCAGGTCGGACAGACCCTGGAGGCCGCCCTGGTCGGGACGGAGGGGAAGCTCGACGTCAACAACGAATTCCAGGCCCTCATCCTGGACGCGATCCGCTCGATCTCTGGCGGAGTGGCGGCCGGAGGCTCGGTCGGCGAGAGTGCAGCCGAGACCCTCTCGCAGAGTTCAGCCCTTCTCGCATAGGAGACCCCCATGTCCGCCAGCTCCCGCGATCCGTCTGCCCCTATCGCGCTCCCCCAGTCCGTCCGATCTGAGATGCCTCAGCGCGGCGTGGTCATCAATCCCGAGCTAGTCGAGCTATTCGACCTGGAGGCGGGCGTCCACCGGAAGCTGACGCTCCTGGAGGCGGCCCAGGATCCCTCTCCTGTCGTCATGCTGCTCTTCGTCCAGGCCCAGGTCCTTTGCGACATCCTGGCGGCCACCAGGGCGACAGAGGGCCACATGAGGAAAGTCTCCGACATGGCGGACGGGGCCAAGGGACAGGCGGCGGAGGCCGTGGACCTTGCTATGACCAGGATGTCCGGGATCCTGGGGACGATGCCGAACATGGGAGGGGTCAACGTCCAGGACCTCGCGCGCTCGATGGGCGGCTCCACTGGAGAACCGCCGAAGGAGGCCTAGCGACCGTGAGTCTGAAGCTCCTCTCGAATCGGGATATGTATGCCTACCTGGAGCTGGGGAACTTCCAGGTCCCGGCGCTCGCCAACGGCATCGAGTTCGCGAACACGGGCACCTTCCGCCCCGCTCGCGCCTATCTCGACCGCTTCGCCGCCTTCTCCTGCCAGTGGGACGAGGCGGACGGCGGCCCGGACTGGCGAGTGGTCCGATTCGACCCCGAGCTGATCGACTCGACCGGGAGCCACATCGGGACCTGGGACGTGGGGGGCATCCAACCTCAGCTCGTCGGCGACTTCGAGCCGATCACCGGGACCCAGAGGCTCTTCTCCCACGACAGCTCGACCCACTTCAACGAGCTGAACTACTCCGACCCGACGATCGAGATCGATGACGACCCCTTCCCGGCCCTCGATTTCGACGGCCCGCGGACGAGCCCGACCACTGGCCAGGAGGGCTTCTGGGAGCTGGAGGCGTCGAGCAATACGCCGAACGCGATCTTCTTCCCCGAGTGGGGCTACATGCTCCTCAGCCGGGCCGAATGCGTCCACTCTGACCTGGGCTCCTACGAGCAGGTCATGGTTCTCGTGGACCTCTCGACCGGCTTCGGAACGATCGAGCAGGACATCCCGTGCAGCTACAACTCCTCCCCGGCTACGTTCCAGGCCGGGCCGCTCTACGGCGAGGCGGACATGGTCGTCGACTACATCCAGTTCATCCCGGACGCCGACTCACAACACGCCACGCCGAAGGGGAGACTCTATCAGTGTCTTCGCTCCATCCAGCCGTCGGCGCCAGAACTCCGCTACTACGTCCTCTTCTACGACTGGAATCCGACGGGCGCGAGCGGGAGCCCCATCCGTGTCCACGGCCGGCTCGGCGTCTCGTCGCGCTGCATCGCCTCTGTGCTCGGGTCAGGGACGACGGTCCTCCCGGCTACTCCCGCGAACTATCGCGTCGGAGCGACGACGCCCGTGAACTACGAGACGCCGCTCTTCGACTCGTCCCGCGAGCGGCTGGTCCTCTGGTCGAGCGTGACGGATGCGAACGGCAACGCGCGGGCCGGATGTCACTCGATCCTGGAGTGGAGCATGGCGGCCGAGGTGGCGCAGCTCCGGCCGCCTGGATGGCTCGCGCGCCCCTCGACGGGCCGGGTCAATCTGCTCGACACGGACGCACGCGGCGACCTGGGCGAGCTGATCGGCGGTCAGGTCATCAACTGGAGCATCGAGGCGACCAGCACGGAGGGCGAGGTGATCGACGTTACGGGGTCGTCGCCTGGGGATGACTTCACGCTCGCGAACGGCCCGATCAACCTGACGATCGACTACCCGAAGAAGGTCTACGAGGACGGGATCGAGCTGGAGGAGGGCGTCGACTTCGACTTCTCGACGACCCAGGTAGAGTTCAACGTGCCCTATCCGGTCGACGGGACCGAGGTCTACACGGTCGACTACCCCCACACCGACGACCCGGTCACGCCGGCCCACGGGACGCTCCTGGCCGCGACCTCGATCACCGACGCGGAGGGGCTCGGTCAGGCCCGAGTCCGGTACGCGGACGACGACGATCTGGCCGAGACGCGCGACCGGGTCACGGCCCAGGCGGACGGATGAGCCGGCGCAATTTCGAGTGCGAGATGAAGCGGGCGGTCGCCTCTGGGGTCGGCGACCCGCAGACGGATCCGAACGCGATGCTCGGGGGCTTCAGGTCCTCCACCACGATCGACGAGCTGGACGGATCGATCACGGACGCGGGCGACCTGTATCACTTCACGGACGCGGGTCTGTTGCCCACCTCCACCGACTACACGGGCTCCTGGATCATCTTCTTCGGAGAGGACGCCTTCGTGGCCGCGACTGACGAGGTGAATTTCGCCGTCGAGGTGATCGGCTTCGACACGGTGACCGGAGAGTTCACCCTGGACGGCCCTCTCCCGATCGTCTCGGTCGTCGGGCGGGTCTACCGACTCTACACCCCGAACTCCGTCTTCGACGCCTGGGACGCGCTGACGTCCGTCTCCCGAGAGCCCAGATACCGGCTCATGTTCATCCACGCGCTGGGCAACGGGACGACGAACGGGCCCTACAACGTCTGGATCACGGACCACCAGCCCGGCCCTCTGATCCTGGAGATCGCGTGCTCCACGATGGCCGAGCTGGACGCCGCCGCGATCGAGATCCCGGGCATCGCGAACGAGCGCGTCGAGCCAGACATCGAAACGACGGCCGGCGCGATGGTCGGCACCGGAGACGAAGGCGGTCCTCAGACCTGGAGGCGGAGCCCAGCGAACCAGGCCGAGCTAATGACGCCTCGCAGGGGCGACACTACCGCGCTCCCAGGGCTCACCCACCGGGCGCTCTGGATGAGGCTCCGCTTCAGGGACAACGCAACGATCCCGAGGCCGCAGACGTGCGTCTGGCAGGTTCACGCCGAGGGCACCGCATCGGAGCCGGAACGGGGCGCTAGCTTCATGGTCATCGTCGACATCGACGGCCCGGACCTGGAGATCGTCATGGGCCCGGACCGGAAGAACCGGCGCCTCGGGGGCTCACGGGTCAGGGTCATCGTCCGCGACAGCGTCACGGGGCTCCCAGTCCCGAACTACACCCCGGCCATCACGCTCGACACGGCCGAGGGCACGCTCCACCCACAGAACCAGGAGGAGACAAGCGACGACGGCGTGGTGACGCAGCGCGTCTACACCTCCTCCATCCTGGACGGCGACGTCGGGAAGGACATCGACTTCTCTCTGGAGGTCTTCTAACGATGACCATCACAGTCTCCACCGACTTCGAGATCGCCCTGGGCGCCCCGGCTGCGGCCGCTGCCTCTGCTCCCCTGCTGGATGTGGGCGGCGCCGGGGAGCTGGGCGCCTCTCAGACCTTGACGCATCCTCTCAGCGCGAGCTTCCCGCCGATCGTGTTCTCCGTGAACCCCGACTCGGTCTCGAACTTCCTGGACGAGGTGATCCCGGTCCCCCTGGCGAGCACGAAGAGGACCCTCGGGACGACGCTCGTGACCCGCTTCGAGGGTCAGCTCGACGACATGGACTGTCATCTGACCTGGAAGGGGGCGAAGGAGTCGGTCGCCTCGATGCCGAGCTATCTCCTCCGGCTCTTCATCAACTATCTGGTCAACCCTCCGGCGCTGGTCCCATCGGCCCAGACTTACATCGTCTGGGCGCCGCGAGACCTCTCCGAGAAGTCCTACAATGTAGAATTCTACAAGCTCCAGGTGGGCGGCGGGTCGACCGGGAAGGCGCTCGACATGAAGGAGATCCGGGGTCCGAGCGACCCGATCGATAACGCCTTCACGGGCTGGGACGTCGACCCCACCGGCTACGTGGACGAGAACGTCGTCCTGACCTTCCACATCGTCTCCGAGGTGACGTAGTGCGCTCGCTCCCTCCGCTCCTGGAGGCGATCTCTCTCGGCGAGACGGAGCGCCGCGCGCCGGCCTTCCGCGTGGACCTCTATGACCTCCGGAGCAGTCTGGCGAACACGATCGGAGACATCGTCACGGAGACGGCCCTGGAGCTGATCGTGGGCCCAAAGGATTTCACGGACTTCGCGGCCCAGATCGACATCCAAGAGGTCTCTGGCGACTACACGACGGGCGGGATCTCCGCGGGATCGGCGACGGTCACGCTTGAGGACCCGACGGGCATATTCAACCCGCTGAGCCTCCTCACGGCGACCACGACCGGCGAGGAGATCGACGTCACGGGCGACACCGGGGGCGAGCTGGAGGAGGTCTCGAACCGGCCGGTCAGCATCCACGACCCCAACGTGACCCGCGAGGTCCGGAAGAACGGGGTCGCCCTCACGGAGGGCACAGACTACGACTGGACGACCGAGGGGATCCAGTTTATCGCGCCCGAGCCCATCGACGGCGAGGACTACGAGGCGGACTACTCCCAGGACCTCGACGCCCGCTACTTCCGGAAGGGCAACGTCCTCAGGGTCTACGAGGGGGACGAACAGGTCGACCCCGACCTCTGGCCGAACACCCTGACGATGATCATCCGGGGGCAGCCGAGCTGGATCCGCTCCAGGGCGCTCGGGCCGGCAGGCAAGAGCCAGCGACAGTTCAAGGCGACCTCCAGGGAGGCGGACTTCCTGGGCTACGAGCGCACGAGCCGGGAATTCACCGACGGCGAGACCTATCGGGCGATCGGGGACACGCTCGCCCAGAGCGAGATGGGGCTGGCCCCGGCGGAGATCGAGTTCTCCGGATGGGGCGAGACCCGCGTCCTCCGCCACACGACGATGACGCTCTCGGGGGAGTCTCCGATCGTCCTGCTGGCGCGCGTCATGTTCGCCGACGGCTTCATCCCTCGCTTCACCGGGGAGGGCAAGCTCGGCCAGCATCTGTCCATCCTGGGCGGGAACATCGACCGCTTCTACTCGGACCAGCGGACGCGGATCTCCGTGGAGTGGCCTCTCTCGGACGTGATCGCCGCGGACTCGGTCTGTATCAAGGGCCTGGACTTCAATCAGAGCAAGATCACCCAGCCTCGGCAGGTCGTCGCTCAGGTCAATCTGACGACCGGCTTCTTCGCCGATAACGAGCGGATCGAGGCGCTCTTCTCTGACGACCGGACCCAGCTCGCCGACAACCCGAAGCTCGTCGTAAAGACCTCCGTGAACGGCGGCTTCAAGGCTCTCGGCGGAGGAGAACGCGCGACCGGGATCGTAGCTCCGAACGACCTGGCCGAGGGCTATGTCGGTATGCTGATAACAGTGGACACGGGCTTCGCGCCCTGGCTGGCCGTGATCCTTCTCATAATCCACGTCGTCTTCGCGGCGATCCCGGACGGGGCGGCGCTCTTCGTGACGATCTCCATCGGCCGGATCATCCAGGCCTTCGCGCTGGTCCTGGGCCTGTGGATCATGAACTCGCTCGGGCGCGGCGTCTACGACATCCACGCCGACCCCTTCGAGTATGTCTTCCAGGAGATCAAGCAGATCGCGCGGACCGACGAGGCCCTGGAATTCTCGGAGAGCCGGATCGAGGTGGTTAACCACCTCATCGACGACGACGCGACTGCAATCGTCCTGGCTCGCGAGGTTCTCTTCATGCAACAGGCGACGCTCCATCCCCGGACGATCGCCATGTTCCACGACCTCGCCCTGGAGCCGGCCGATTCCTTCTCCTCCACCGACGACGACCGGATCTACTTGATCCGCCAGATGTCGCGGACACTGAAGCGGGACGCGAAGACGGTCAACGCTACGATCCAGGCTCTGGAGATCACGAGCGGGATCGAGGTCGTCTGATATGACCCAGGAGCAAGCTCTCATAAAACGGGAGATTTCAGCGCGCGACCCCATCCGGATCGTGACCGTAATCGGCGACCTCCGGATGTTGTCCATGAGCCCTGCGAACACGGCCGGGACGTGGGTGACGGACATCGAGTTCGGCTCGGGCCGGCCCATGAAGAACATCCCGGTCAAGAGCGCTGGTGGGAGTATGACCTACGCCCAGCGCGGACGGACGGTCCAGCTCCGGCTCGCCGGAGGGCGCTGGCAGGTCATCGGCCCTGGAGGAGTGCGCAACGCCATCACGACCACGAAGACCTACAACGTCGGGACGAAGCTCCAGGTCGGGCTCGACGTCGAGGTGGGCTTCACCTTCCGCCAGGAGCCCTTCGAGTTCTACAAGGGCCCGAAGGCCATGAAGGGGAATTCCCAGGTGACGTTCGCGAACACGGGCGGGAACGACACGATCACGCGGCTCGTCGGGAGCTGGGAGGACGACGGCTTCGAGGTGGGCGATGCCGTCACGATCCAGCGAACCATGGACAACGACAAGGACGACGGCTCCCCCATCGACGTCGCCGCCGTAGGGCCCCTGGTCCTGGAGTTCTCCGGGGATCCCTTTATCGATGAGGTCGTCACCGACGGCGGGACCATCGGGATCGGAGTCGTCGGGGCTGCGCTGTGGAACAACGGAGGCGACTATCCCGGCTTCCCGGAAGTCTCGACCGTCGATCAGGACGGGAATCTCGTCTAGGAGGAGAGCGCCATGGCTCAGACGATGGTCATCGGAAACAACTACTACGTCGCCTTCGCGTCGGGCCAGGGCGCCGTGACCTCGGCGAGCTACTACACCTACGGAGACGACCTCGACGCGACGCTCCTGACGCTCTTCAATACCGTGAACCTCCACACCCTGGAGATCAACAACATCCAGGGGCCCGGATCCGTCCTCCCACTCGACCTGCTCCAATACGATCGATACACGATCCACGTCAATGGCGGCTTGATCGGGGTTCACTCCTACTTCCCGACCATCCAGGACGCCCCGAACGACAACCGGATCGACGTCGCGACAGGGTCCGCGCTGGTCCAAGGCGTCCGAGTCGCCCCGGCGACGGCGGCCGTCCTGACGGCGACCTACGCTGGAGGCGGGGACACGCTGGAGCGCTTCCTCAACGTCAACACCCAGGGCATCCCGACACTCGTGGACACGGCCTCTGTGCTCCCGTCGATCGTCGACCTCTGGCACTTCGACATCGACTCGGGCTCGGTGCTCTCGAACCCGACCCGGCTCGCTCCCGTCTTCTGGGACGGCGACGACTACGAGCGGAGCCGAGTCCGGCGCGGGACGACCCCGTGGTTCGACGGGACCGACTCGATCGAGTTCATCGACGGCAACGGCTCCGACACGCTGGAGAGGACCGTGGGCGACTGGACGGCCGACGGCTTCGTGAACGGCCAGGACATCCAGGTCGACGACTCAGAGCTGAACGATGGGCCCTATACGCTCACGGGCCTCTCGGCGCTCGTGATGACGGTCACCGGGGGGTCGTTCGCCGACGAGGGACCGAGTACAGGGATCAAGGTCACGGGCGGCCACTTCCTCTTCTCGGACTTCGACGGGCTCCACGATCGGCTCGAACAGCTTGACGAGATCCTGGCGGGCCTGGAGCCGTCGAGCCTGAGGATCCTCTTCCCGGCCGGGACCGCCCCGCTCCCATCGATCGCTCCCATCGGAGACCCGAATACCGGGGTCTACTGGCCAGCGGCTGACGAGGTCGCCCTCACGGCAGGCGGCGTCCATGTGGTCCGTGCCCACGGCGGGGCGGCGCAGCCAGAACAGCTCCGAGCGGCGGACGGGACGGAGACAAACCCGGTCTATTCCTTCCAGACCGACCCGACCTCTGGGATGAGATCCCCTGGAGTCGACCAGCTCTCGCTCGTGACCAACGAGATCGACGCTGTGGAGATCGGCGCGACCCAGCTCGTCAGCTCTGCGACTCAGGCGAGAGCGCGGGCCACTGTGACGACGGGCTTCAATATCGCGCACGACACCGCGACAGACATCGACTGGGAGACCGAGGTCACCGATATCGGCGGGATGATCGACGTCGGCGGGGCCAACCCGGACCGCTTCACCGTGCCAGCGGGCGGCGCTGGCTGGTACGAAATCGGGCTGAACGTCCTCTTCGACGAAGACTCAGGAACCGGGACGCCGAACGGCGGGGTCAACCGCGCTATCGCGATCAGTATCGACGGGACGATCGAGTCCGGGGGGCTCGGCCAGAACGACCCTCACCCCACAACGAACTCGGATACCATCGTCCACGTCACTCTCGGGATCGAGCTGGCCGTCGGACAGATCGTGCGTGGCGTGGCCTACCAGGACTCGACCGGGACGAGGGACGTCTTCGGCAATATGTCGATCGTGAAGGTCTGGTAGGAGGTCTGGCGGACGTCATGCAACGGATCTCAGTGGGCGGCTTCGTGTTCCTGGTGACGCTCGCCGCCGCCCGGATCGCGTTCGCCGATCCCTGGCAGGGTGCGAGCCGGGTCCTCTGGGCAGACCCCCTCAAGGCCTCCCTACCGAACGGCGCCGCTCGCGATCTGGCCCTCCGCTCCTCGCCTCAGAACTGGGACTGGTTCCAGTGGGCGCCGTCGAAGGCGCTGTCCGGACTCACCCAGGACGAGATGGACCGCGCCGCGCGCCACGGCTACTCCACGGACGAGGTCTACGCCGAGGCGACGCTCCTCGACGCTCCCGGGTGTTCCCGAGTCCAGGCCGCTACCCTGGACCCTCCCCACAAACACGACGGGGGACCTCTCCATCGAGATCGCTCCTCGTGGAGTGCTCCGATCCTGATCGGCAACTGCCTCAACCCACCCCCTCCACTGATCCACGTCCCCGAGCCCGCCCAGGGCCGGCTACTATCTGCCGGCCTATTGCTACTGACGATCCTCCACCTGAGACGACGACGGAGAACCGGATGAGCGAGGAGATCGAGCGGACACTCGGCAAGATCGAGTCAACGATGAGCCACTTCGGGGAGTCCCTGGATGAAGCGAAGAAGATGATCCGAGGCAGCGCTGAGGCTACGAGCGCGCTCCGGATCGAGGTAGCCCGTGGGCTCACGCAAGGCCACGAGAGGCAGGCCGCCCAGGAGACCGAGACGAACCGCCGCTTCGATGTCGTGGACGACCGGCTGGACGGGACGCACCACAAGATCGACGGCGTCCGGGACGACCTCGCGGCCCACGAGAAGATGGAGATCGCCGGGAGCGCTCATGGGGCGACCCCAAGTCAGACGGCCGTCGTCGGCGGAGCGAGCGCGGCAGGAGCGGTCGGGCTCTGGGCCATCTTGCAGCGCGTCTGGGAGTGGCTCGGGACGGTCTCGCAGCCACCCGGAGGACACTGAGAGATGGGCTACAAGGGCCCGCGGCTCATCATAAAGGCCGACTGGAAGGACAGCTCCGAGAAGGCTCGCCGGGGCTGCATTCTGACCGAGGGCAATACACGCCCCGAGGTCTGGTGCATCGTCCAGTCCGCGCTCCGGACCGCCCCTCACGGTATGACGGAGGTCATAGTCTCGGAGGGCTGGCGGAAGATCCGGGACACCCTGGACGCCCACGAGCGGAACAACGCCTTCGACATCTCGCTCTGGGGGACGACGGACGTCCTGGAGGATCGCCGGACGATCGGCGAGGCCTGGGCCGCCAGGATGAGGGTCGACCTGCTCGCGCGCCAGGGCGTGAACTATGACGTCTCGTGTCACGGGAAGGAGTGGAACGTCCACATCCATGCGGAACTCGATCCGTGAGCCTCGGGCCGGCGCCCGAGTGGGTCCGCCTGGTCCTGAAGATCGCGCTGGCCCTGGCAGTCCCTCTCGGCGCCTTTCTGGGGGGAGAGTACCGGGGGGAGGAGGCGACCTTCCTGGCCGCGATGGGACGCGCCAGGGAGGCCGTCTCCGACGACCTGGAGGACCGCACATTCCGAGCCCTGGAGGCAGAGGCGGCCCGGGATGATAGAATCCCGGCTTCAGTCGTGAGCCATCTGGCTCTCGTGATCGCAGACCTGGAGCGCGACGTCCAGGACTGCCAGAGGAGGGGGAATCCATGAAGCTCTCAGAGGCTCTCAGAGGGACGATCGTCAGGGGCGCTGTCCTGCTACTCGTGCTCGGCGGGCTCGTGCTGGCCGCCAGCCCAGCCTACGCCGCGGACTGTTCCTTCGATACCGCGCTGGACGCCAAGGTGGTCCGCTTTGCGTGGCCTCCCGCGATCGGGCTCAATGCCGCCGACTTCGTCGACTTCGAGGTGGGCTACGGGGGCGGCGTCGTGGCGTGCGGCAACGCGACGATCAACATCCTGGGCGGGATCTGTCTGATCCCGAAGGTCGGCGACCTGCTCGGCCCCATGTGTGCGGCCGGAGATACTCCTCCGCCCGCGCCGCCCGAGTGAAAGCCCTACTCGCAGCACTCGGCGGACTCTTCGCCCTGGTGGGTCTCTTGATCCGGAGGCTCGTCAGGGCGAAGAGCGCCCAGGCCGTCGCAGAGCACCGGACCGACACGCTCGAAGCGAACCAAGAGGCCAACGATGCAGCGAAGATCCACCTGGACCACCCTCCTAAGACTCTCGTCGGTCGCCGCGCTCGCGCTCGTCGGATGCGCGAAGCCCGCGCCGCCGAGCTTCGGAGTGCTACAGAGGCCGCCGATCATGGACGAGGCGACTGAGGAACAGGCCGCCCGAGAGGACGGGACGCCGCTGGCCGAGTTCGGCTGGGAGTGCATGTCCTACTCGGCGTACATCGAGGCGCTACGGGGCGGGCGATAGGTCGCGCCCTCCGATACCTTCGCGCCAGCAGAGGAGGCAGCCATGAGCGGCCAGTCAATCATCGACCCCTTCAGCTACGCAACGGCGATCCGGGATGGCCAGGCCTTCTCCGCCACTCTCGACGTCGACGACGTCCCGGCCGAGAACGGCGGGCCGGGCCAGCAGGAGGTCCTCCTCCGTGTGGCGGCCGGGGCGGCGATCCGGTTCGCCTTCGCGATCAGCGGCGGGGCGGACTGCTGGGCGGGCTTCTACGCCGACCCGACGACGGGCGCGGACGGCGCGGCTATTGCTGTCCTGAACCGGAACCGCATCTCCACGAACACCTCGACGACGCTCGCCTTCGACGGCCCGACGGTCTCGGACGACGGGACGAAGCTCCGGAGGTTCTTCTCGAACAACGGCCAGCGGGTCAACGGGGTCGACGGCCTGGACATCGAGAAGCGGGGCTGGATCCTGGACCCCGGCGACTACCTCCTCCAGTTCGATAACCACTCGGCCGGCGTCACGGACGCGACGATCGAGATGATCTGGATCGACCTCTAGGAGGGTGGGCCATGCCTGCTAGCGCCTTCTCGAAATACAGCTACGCCGCCGCCCTCGATGCTGGCCGCGTCTTCTCCGTCACCCACGAGGACGAGGCCGTCGGCGCCTCGCCGGCACAGATCGAGCTTCTGGTCCGAGTGGCAGCGGGCGCCGGGATCCTCCTCGGTTTCGCCTTCTCCGGGGACGGGGACTTCTACGGCGCCCTCTACGACGGCCCCACCCCGGACGATCCCGTGGCCGACGGGACGCCTCTAACGGTCGTGGCCCGGAACCGGGTCGACTCGATCACCTCGTCCGCCATCGTGTTCCACACCCCGACCGTCGTGGCCGACGGGACGAAGCTCGCGAAGTTCTTCTCGAACGCCGGACATCGTTACAACGCCCTCGACCCTCTGGAGCTGGAGACCTACGGCTGGATCCTCGCCGCCGGGGACTACCTCGTCCAGTGGGAGAACCAGGGCGCGACGCCGACGGACGCCGGGATCGAGCTTCTCTGGATCGACCTCTAGGAGATCAGGCACCTGATCCTGGCGTCTCTTCCTCGGACTCCACGTCTCCCGGCTCATCCGGCGAGGCGTCGGGTTCGGTCCTGGCCAGCGGACACTCGGTCTGTGCGGTCTGGTGGGACTCCCATTCGACGCCACAGAGGCAGACGAGGTCGGGGCCGAAACGATGCCCCGTAGCGTGCGGCCTTTTCGGCATGATCTCCTAGCAGTAGGGACAGATGAAGCCCCTGGAAAAGCGCTTGCAGCCATCGCAGTAGGTGGGCTCCGAGGTGATCTCCCTCAACCATCTCCGGACGCATCCGAGCCACCACATCACCACATCCCCGGGAAGGCCCGGTCCTCGTAGTTGCTCACCTTCTGGTCTGGTGGCAGACGCCCAGCGCTCACCAGGGGCTCGGTCTCCATCTCCAGCCAGACGATAAATCGGTCGTCGTCTCGCTTGCAGCGCTTGAAGTCCACGTCGTCCTGGACCCAGAGAGCGGCGTCGTGGGTGCCCTGAATCTCAACGGCTACATACTGCCGACCAGCGCGGGGCGGGAACCTCCTGGGCGGGACCCTCCGCTTCGCCCCAGCGTCGAGCAACATCGCGACCTTTCCGCAGTCGGGCCCCTGGATGTAGCGGCCGTCGGCGTCCAGAGTGAGGATCACGGCTATCTATCCTCCAGGATGAGGACGACCTTATCTAAAGCCCCGATTAGAGTCTCCTGGTTCGCTTCCAGCTCCTGGACCCTGGTTTCGAGCGTGCTGATCCTCTCGGCGTCTCGCCTGATCGAGAGCGTGTTGAATACCGCGTGGATGACGACCATCACGATCGCGAAGGTCAGGATCCACTCTGCACGGATCCCCATGGAGTCCCTAAGGTGCATGAGAGCTATCCTCCTCGACCTCGGGGCAATGCCGCGCGTCCACGCGGATCGACAGGGCCTGGACCTTCTGCTCCAGGGCGTTCAGGCGCTGGTAGTCGCTCCGCGGGCTCGCGTACTTCAGCCAGACGCCGGCAGCGATGATCGCGCCCAGGCCGAAGACGGCCAGGACTGTCCCGGCGACCTGGCTCAAATCATACCAGTCGATTCTGGTCTGCGTCATAGCCTACTCCTCCGCTGTGATGAGGTGGGTCGCGGTCCCGTCGTGCAGGTGGTAGCTCTCGAACCCAGGCGGCGGCGCGGCGGGCGTCGCCACGCTCGTCGTCGAGATCCCGAGGATCGCTCCGTCGTAACGGTCCTCGACCCTGTTGGCGAACTCGGCCCACGCCGACTTCAGGCCCTGGTCGAAGGTATCGATCGCATCGCAGCAGAGGATCGGGAACTGGAGGAGCGTCGCGAAGGCGTGCTGGATCGCGATCCCGACCGCGAGCCTCTGAGAGGTGGAGAGCTGGAGGGGGTGACGGTTCACATCGACGCCTCTGTGGACCACGATGTCGAAGTCCGGCGTCAGCTCGATCGACCCGGCCAGACCCTCAGCGGAATCGAGAAGCTCCAGGAACTCCTCCTTCGCCCCTCCTCCGAGCATCGTCTCGATGCCGTCAGGCTTGAGGGCCTTCGCGATCTCGTCCCAGCGCGCGATCGTCATCTCCAGCTCGGTCTTCCTCGTCGTCTGGTTCCGGTAGAGATCCTCCTGGATGTCCCAGGCCCGCTTCGCTTCGACCATCTCACGGCCGCGCTCGACGCGCTCCTCCAGGGCCGGGGCGGTCTCCCCCACTATGCCGGACTCCATCGTCTGCGCCTCCAGGAGCTGGCCTTCGAGTTCCTGGGCCCGCGCTCGGGTCCTGTTGATCGCCTCGGCCTTCGCGTCGTCTCGTGTCGTGCGGTCGCGCTCTGTCTCGGCGCGCTCCGTCGCCGTGGCGAGCTGGGCCTGGACGGCTTCCAGGGCCTGGACGGCGGCGTCGAGCTTCACCTTTAGCTCGTCGGCGGCCTTCTTGGCGGTCCCGAGAGCGCCAGGATCGTCGGCCTGACCGTTCCCGGCCTCGATCGCCGCCCGGAAGCTCCCCTTCTTCACGGTACACTGAAACGGGAACGGGACGGCGGGGCAGGCCTTCGGCTTCACAAAGGTCTCGTAATCGATCTCGGACACGGCCACCTCGGTCTCCTCGAAGACCTGCCGGGCCGTGTCCAGGCTCTTCCGGATGCTCTCCACCTGACCCGTGGCGGCCGCGACCCTCTTCGTCGCCTCGACGAGCCCCTTCTTCGCCCCCTTGTCCGCGGGCTCGTATTCCACGGCCTCCGCCGCTGCCTGGGCGGCCTGAGCCTCCTGGAGCTGGCCCTCGATGACCCCGGTCGAGCTGGCCTCCCTCGCGACGGCCTGGGTGTGGAGCGTGCGGACCTCCTCCAGGCGGGTCTCCAGCTCCTCAAGGGTGCGAGCCTCGATCACCTCGCACAGCTCCGGAGCCAGGCCCTCCGCGTGGGTGGGCCTCTCCGGGGTGACGTCCTTCAGGTCTCGCTTCGCCCGAGCGCGGACCTCCGCCGCGTGGGTCTCCGCCGGCCTCATCCCGAACTCGACGACGAACTCGGCGGCGTCCTGGATCGCCTTCTTGTCCTCCTCGCCCTCGGGCTCCAGGCAGTCGTGGAGCGCCTGGACGATCTCTGCCAGCGTGGCCTTCTGCGAGGTCGCCTTGAGGACCAGCTCTCGGCGTCGCGCCTCATCGAGGCGGAAGAACTCGGTCGGCTCCAGGACCACACGGAGGGCGTCGTCCGCGATCCCTCCGACCTGGCTCTTCCCGTCGCGGCGGGGCGGGACCTGCCTGGGCTCACCGAACTCGATGCCGCTCGCCGTCTCCACGCCCTGGGTCATCCAGAACTCCTGGGAGCCGTCCCGCTTCATCGTCCGCTCGATCCTGAGCTTCTCCGTCTCGACCGTCACGGAGCAGGACTTCGCACCCTCCCGGACCGACAGCTCGCCGAGCGCCTTCTTCGTCGAGATCCCGCGGATCTTGCCGGTTCCGAGGTAGACCATTTCCAGCGCGTCCCGGATCGCGGTCTTCCCGACCCCGTTCGCCCCGACGATGAACCCGACGGGCTCCGTGAACTCCAGGACGAGGCTCTTGTGGCACATGAAGTCCTTCAGGACGAGCTTCAGCATCGAGTGGCGCTCCTCTGTAGTGGTCGTGGTGAGTGGCCAGGGTGGGGAGAAGGTGACGTTCTCAGTCTCCCGTGAGGGTGAATTCCGGCCGGACGCGATACTCCCAGAGCCCAGCCTTCGGCTCTCCTCGTCGTCGCTTCGTGACGTCGTAAGACCCGAACCGCGCCTTCCTGAGGTGGCGGAGCTGGGCCGAGATGCTGTTCTGAGGGTATCCGGTCGCGCGCTCGATCTCGGACAGAGTCAGCCAGGGGGCGCCGCTCCTCCACCTGCTCAGCATTAACTCCCGGATGACGTCCATCTGCCGCCTGACCCGAGGGCCATCGAGGTCGACATCGTAGTCCGGCCCGAAGGTGGGGTCTCGTCGGGTCATCCCGGCCGACCCACGACGCACCGGCACACCTCGTTCTGGCAGTGTGGCAATTGATGTGGATCCCAGGCCTCCCCGTCGCGTTCCCGGCAATTAGGGCAGGTCTGGGCGTCTATGTTCGCGACCCATCTCGGGACCTCGCCGTGTCCATCGGCGGCCAGCGGCAGCCCGGTATCGACGTCGAACCACGGCTCGGAGGACTTCACCTTCTCAGGCGGGCCATCGATCGGTCTCGGCTCGATGACCGACGCGAGCGTCAGGCGATCCTCCAGCTCGATCAGGGTCAGGGCCCTCTCGTGGCCTTTCACGACGAAGCTCTGCTCGATCTGTCGCCACGACGGGGGCCCCACGATATACCCGGCCTGCGAGAGGTCATCGAAGACCTTCTGGAGCTTGCCGATCAGCTCGGCCGCCTCCTGCCCGAGGTCCGTCGCCTCCTTCCAGTCCATCTAGCCCTCCTTCTCCCGTAGCGGGACGACGGTCTTCAGCAGGGGCCACTCCCCTCGATCGGAGGCGAAGACCCACTTCACGCCGAGCCATGCCAGGCAGTCCTCGTCCACCTTCTCGCCGAGAGCGCGAGCATCGAGGGCGGCGCGACAGAGCCATCCATGGAGCCCCTCCGCCTTCTCCCGGTTCTCGTGCCAGGTCTTCCGGATCCTCAGCGAGGCCGCGTCGATCGCGTGGCCGCTGATCTCAATGTCGAGGAGCTTGATCCCGCGCCGGTCCAGCTCGGCCTGGGCGACGGCGTAGGGCCCGCAGTGGTCCCGGACCATCCAGAGGAGGTAGGAGGCCGGGATGCGCTGGATCCGCTCGCCTCTGTGCTTCTTCCCGAAGTCCAGGACGTAGCGGGAGAGGTCGACGTCGCCCATCTAGAACCCGTAGTCCCCGACTGTCGCCTTCCCCTCTTCGCGCTGAGCTTGCTCTGTGACCGGAACGGGCTCTCGCTGGTCCTCCTCCATCGGCGGGACCTCATCGCCGGCCGGCGGAGGTTCTTCGGGAGCGCGCCCGCCCTCCTTCTGAGTCGCCGCCGACCGGCGAAGGGCCTCTTCCGTGTCGCTGACCGTCGAGGACGTGACGCTGGCTGGGATGGCCGGGAGCGACTGGGTGAAGGTCTGGCGGACGCCTCCGTCCATCTGATCGTCCAGGGAGATCGCCCGCGCCAGCTCGGGACTCTTCGGGCAGAACTTCAGGGCCCGCTTCATCACCTTCCCCTGGGCCATTTGGTCATACCAGTCGCGCCAGGCCGGAGAGTTTGAACTCGGCCCCGAGTTCCGGATCCGCTCGATCTCCACCTTGTCGATGACGTCCCAGACCGTGCCGCCGTAGACCGTCTGGACGACCGTGTAGGCGTGGGTGACGGTCGCCTCCGAGACTATGCGGCCTTCGCGCTGACGATGGCGAAGGAATCCAGAGGTCCCCTTCTCGAACTCGAACCGGTCCCCGTCGATCACGACGTCCACGGTAAGGCCGGCGACCTGCGAGGAGCGCCAGGCGAGGGCGAGGTGGCCGAGGTAGCCGACCTGTAGGCCCGCCTCCCAGACCTTCGTCCATTCCCCGCTGACCTTCCGCTTGATCTGTCGCGGGATGACCCAGCATTCCCCGTTTATCCCGATCTCCAGCCCGAGGCCGGCGGCCTCCATCACGGACGCCGCGACCGTGGAGAGGTCGCAGTATTGAAGCTCCGGGATGGCCCGCGTCTGCCGGAGGGCGATCGTCGAGAACCGGTCGGAGCTGAGGTGGTCCGGGAGGATCTGCCGGAGGTGGTCGGCGAACGAGTCGCTCTGGAGGAAGTCCTCCAGGGTGGCCGTGTTCGACTTGGCCTCCCTCTGGCGGTCCTGGTCGTCTTGTAGCTCGGGCACGGCGGCGTCTCCTATTCGTTCTCTGTGGGTGGCCTCGGGGCGGAAGAGGTGACGATCTGACGCCCCTCGTCCGAGATCCTGCGGCGGACCGCGACGCCGATCCATGTAATCTCCGCATGGTTCAACTCGGACTTCAGCGCGTCGTCCAGCCTCCGGCACGCCGCCGCGTGGAGCTTGGCCCTCGCGCTGTCAATATCCTCCCGAACGTCCGGCCTAATGTCCGGGATGCAGTCCATCGCGGCCCTCAGGTGGCCCGCCGCAGCGAAGAGTTGCCGGGCGATTGCGAGACATCGATCCTCTTTCTTCCGAGGGTCCAGGTCGCTCGCCCCCTGGCGTTCCTCGATCCCGATCACCAGGATCCGCGCACAGCCGGCGATCCTCTTCGCCATCCTGAGGGCCTCGGGCTGGTCGTTATTCCATCCGAAGAGACGGCCCGCGGCGTCGTGGATCTCGCTGTGGGCGTGGATCACTTCGTCGTGAGTGAAGACGACGCTCATCCCGTTCTCTATGGGCATCACCCCTCCCGGTTCAGCGCTTCGTCGATGTCGGCGCGATCGAAAAGCGATTCAAGCGTGACGCCTCGCCTCGCGAAGGCCGCGGCCGCACCCTCGCCGCGGTCCACGATGCAGATCACGCGCGCCACCCTCCCTCCCGCGGCCTCCACGATATCGAGGGCGTCGAGCGTCGAGCCGCCCGTGGTGGTCGTGTCCTCCAGTAGCGCGACGGCTTGACCCTCCTGGAAGGCGCCCTCTATCTGAAGGCCGAGGCCGTGTTTCTTCTTCTCCTTACGGACGAAGAACCCAACCAGCCATTCGGCCTGGTTCCAATGCGCCGCAGAGGACAGCACCGCCGACACTACCGGGACCGCGCCGACCGCCATGCCGCCGATTGCGTCCACCCCCAGGCCTCCCAGGAGCCTATCGAGGATCAGATCACCGACCAGCTTGACGCCGAGTGGTCGCATCATGGTCTGGCGCAAGTCCAGGTAGAAGTGACTCTTCCGGCCACTGGCGAGCGTCACCTCACGCCGTTCGAGAGAGACCTCCATCACGAGCTTGAGGAGTTCCGCTCGCCTCTCCGGGATCGTCTGAAAGCCCATCACCCCGTCTCCCTCAGGACCCGGAACGTCGAGGTCTTCGTCGCCGTGGTCGGCTTCGTGGTCCTGGTCTGAGTCTTCAGCGAGACCCGCCGCCCGTCGTCGAGGCGCCCGAAGGTGGCGTCCCCGACCTCCTGGACGAGCGAGTTCTTCGCCTTCTCCTTCCGCTCCTTCGCGGCCTTCTCCTCGTCGGCTGCGAGTCGCCAGCGGTCCATGACGTCCATCCAGTGGTCGCCTTTCAGTAGGGCGGTCTCTCCGTTGTCGTTCGGGTGGAGGCTCTTCAGCCAGTCGGCCGACATCCCAGGACGACCTCCCACCCCGGCGTCGAATTGCTCGCCGTCCTGGAGGCGCCGCCAGAACTCCGCCTCCGCGGGGCGTATAATGTCGCCCAGGATCTCGTCGTCGCGCTCTTGCTTCTTCCAGCGGAACCGATAGCCGTCGAGGAGCGCCAGGGTGTAGACGAAGTCCCAGTCCATGACGTCCATCGTGTGGAGGTTCTGGCAAGCGACGTGCTCGGGGATCCCGTATCGCTCCCAGTCCTTCGAGGTATAGATCGCCAGCTTGCACTCGGCGCCGCCGACCTTCCCACCCTTCTCGTGGACGACGCCGTCCTGGGTGGTCATGGCGTAGGGCGTGTCCGGGTTCCCGCTGCGATACATGAGGCCGGAGAGCTGTGCGGTGTGGCCGGTCTCCTCCTCGAAGGCCTGGAGGAGCGGGCCCTCGACGTAGTGGCCCCACTTCATCAACTCGGATTCCTGGTCGGGGGCGTCGTCCGGGAGCGTCAGGCCTCGCTTGATACACGAGACGACGAAGGGGTTCCCCCAGGCCTTCTCCAGGCGGAGGATGCACGGGGAATCGGAGGAGCCGATCCCCTTCTTCCGGGATTCGAGCCACGCGGGTCGGTTCGAGGAGTCGCAGACGAGAACGGGGGCGGCGGCGGACATTATTGGTTTCCCTTTCTGTGGTGGGCGATGTGATGGCTCCGGCAGAGCCAGCGGACGACAAGCCAGTCCTCTTGTGCATAGCTGTCGTGATGGGCATCGGTCCGCGGGGATCCGCAGATCTCGCACGACCGTCTGGTGAGTAGCCCCGTTTTGATGGCACGGCTGACGGCGCCGTGGGCCGAGTATCTCAGCGGGTCGGACCGATGGTAGGCCCTCATCCGGCGCTTCACTTCCTCGTGGTTCTTCCAGTAGTAGGCCCTCTGCCTCTCCGCCTGGACGCCCGGGGACCTTGTGTTGAACATGACACGCCGGGCCCGCTCGCAGGGCTTGCAACTGGACTGGAGGCCGTCCCTGGACGCGACTCTCCTATAGAACTCGGACTCGTCCTTCTCGACGTTGCACGCCCGGCAGAGCTTCGTGGGCGGCCTCGGAAAGGGCGCAGGGCCTAGCTGTCGCGAGTCGAGCATGTCGTGGCGGCGTCCTCGTGGTTGAAGGTGATCCTGCACGAATAGTCGCCGTGGGTCAAGAAAAAACTCCCACGCCGTCGCCCGTCTGTGGTATCACGAAGGAGCAGGTCGGCGGGCCGGGAATAGCTCGCCGCAGAGAGGACGCCGCCACGACATGCCCGACAAGACCGGGGACCTATTCGACGACGCCGCCGCGAAGCCACGCGGCAGAACCTTCGCCCCCGAGACCCTCTCCCCTCCGGAGATCCGCCAGATCCACGGCTGGGCGGAGAAGACCATCCCCTGGGTCTCGCGAGGAGCCTTCGAGAGCTTCACCACGCTCGACCAATACATCGAGGAGGTCCTGGAGTGGTGGGGAGGAGAGGGCGGGAAGAAGATGGGCTGGGTCAAGACGATCCAGAACCGGATCCGGACCGTCGAACGCGGGCGGCTGGCTCGGATAGCAGCGCGAGGCAACGATGAGGCCGCCGCCGCGCTGAGACAGCCGAGAGAGTGGGCCCTCCTCTACGACCGGAAGGCCAGGGCGACCGCGATCGTCGTGGCCTCCTCCGATGAGGGCGGCAAGTTGATACGGCCGGAGGGTGGGCAGGTAATCCGCTTGCAGGCCTCCGGTGAGAGGTGAGTGGGTGGAATGCCTGAGCAATGCTGCTGCGGGCGATATAAGCCGCTGGATGAGCCATTCGTGATGAACGAGACGCTGCACGAACCACACGGGGAGCCCGGGGCATTTTGCGGGAGCGTCACAGCCCACGAGCTGGCTGATCTACGCGCCAAAGTCTCAGACCTCGAAGCGGAACTCCGCAGACTCCGATCCGCCTCCGGGTCTTAAGATGAGGGCGATCCGCCGCTACACCCAGAGCGAGCCGTGCGCGGCGTGCGGCGGACACCAGGGGATGCAGCGCGGCCAGGGGACCCGGTGCATCGGCTTCTCCTCGGACGGCGACTGGTTCCACTGCTCTCGTCTCGGCGAGGGGACCCGCTGCAAGTATCACGACGGCTCGCAGACCTGGAGCCATAAGGCGCGCGGGGAGTGCCCCTGCGGCGAGACCCACGCCCCGGGCGACCCGAACGACGACTGGAAGCCCCACGAGGCCAGATCGGCGGCCCGGAAGAAGCCGGCCGAGATCCGCCAGATCGGCGACACGGAACGCGCGAAGGTCGTCGCGACCTATCGCTACCTCGACCTGAACGGGGCTCTCCTATACGAGGTCTGCCGGACCGAGCCGAAGTCCTTCCGCCAGCGGCGCCCGGACGGGAAGGGGGGCTGGCTCTGGAACATGAAGGGCGCGACCCCGACCCTCTACCAGATCCCGGAGCTGATCCCAGCTCTCCAGGCCGGGGACTCCGTGATCGTCTGCGAGGGAGAGAAGGACGTGGACGCCTTGCGCGCGGCCGGGTGCGTCGCGACGTGTAACACGGGCGGCGCCGGGAAGTGGCGGGACGAGCTGTCTCGCGCATTCCTCCACGCCGACCGCTGCGAGATCCGGGTCATCCAGGACCGCGACGAGCCAGGCCGAGCCCACGCCCGCGCGACGTTCGACTCCATCTCGGCCGTCCTGCCAGAGGGCTCCTCGATCACGATCGTCGAGGCCGCCGAGGGGAAGGACGCCGCGGACCATCTGGCCGCCGGGAAGACCGTCGACCAGCTCATCCAGGTCTGGCCCGAGCCCGAGAACCTCCTGGAGATCGACCCGCAGCGCTTCAAGCGTCACCAGCTCCGGAGAGCGCTGGAGCGGCCAGAGCAGACGCTGACGTTCGTCTCAGACGACCCTGAGGCCCGCGCTCAGGAGATCGACGAGCGGCAGCCCCTCTACAAGACAGGGGTCGCGCTGGCGCCGTTCTACCTGAACTGGAGGGGGTGCGTCGCGATCTCCGGGGAGCCCTCGACCGGGAAGAGTTTCGTCGCGATCTCCACGGCGATCGACGCCGCCCTGGCCGGCTGGGATGCCTTCTACCTCTCCGCCGAGATGCACGAGGACCTGATCCGGGACCGGGCCGCTCGCGCCGTGGCCTCCGCCAACATCCCCGAGAACCTCTGGCGCGATCAGCGCACGAGGACCGAGGCGATCAGCCTGGCCAAGAGGGTCCGCCTGCCGGACACCTGGCACCACCTCGACGTCGGGATCGGCGTCACGATCGAGGACGTCGTGGCGATGCTCGCCGAGACGGTCACGGCGCGGCCGACCCTGGTCGTCTTCGACTCCCTGTCGAGCTTCGTCGACGCCATGGACGACGGGAAGGGCGGCGATACCTTCGGGATGAGCGCGCTCCGCCATGTGACGAAGTGGGTCGTCGGGACCCGCAAGCTCTCTCACGGCCATCTCGCGTTCCTCCTGCTCTCGGAGCTGAACAAGGAGGGCCGGGCGAAGGGCCGCTTCCTCGATCATCGCTGCGACATGGCGCTCTCCATGACGAAGGACGCGGACAACGAGACGATCAAGAAGATCCGCCTCACGAAGAACTGGTGGGGCCGGACCGGCGAGTGGGGCGACTTCCTCCTGGACCACGAGATGGGCCGTCTCGTCCGGATCTATGACGGGACGCCGGCCGCCAGGGCTCAGGACTCCGTGGCCGACACCCCATCGACTCAGGACGAGATCGAGTTCTAGCTTGACGCCGCCCGCCGAGAGGGTCCATTCTACCCCGATGGAGACGCCGCCTCCGAGATACCTCTACGCCCGGATCGATGGAGACCCGCCCCCCGGCGCTCGTCCTCGGATGGGCCTTATGCCGACCGCGAAGGCTCCGGTCCTGCTCGCCAGGGCTCACGCCGCGAAGACCATCAACGCGCTCAGGACCCTCTTCCGGCCCCACGTCTACGCCGACCCGGACCCGCAGATGAAGAAGTGGCGAGCCCACGCCGAGATCGCGCTCCTGGAGTCCAGGAACTCCTCATGGGGCGGCGAGCCGATCGTGCCGAAGGGCGAGCCCGTCGAGATCTGGATCCTCTGCATCCACGAGCTGGCGAAGAGCCATCACCGCAAGCGGGAGCCTCGGCCTCGGGACTGGTCGACCTCGATCCGCTCCGGGGACTGGGACAACCTCGGAAAGCCCATCTGTGACGTCGCGACCGGGATCCTCTGGCACGACGACTCCCAGGTGGCCCGCGCCGTGGTGGAGACCGTCCGCGGGGCCCAGGACGAGTCGCCCAGGATGGAGATCCTCGTCCGGCCGCTCGCGACGCCGCCGTTCGTCACGATGTTCGAGGGGACTCTGTCGTCGATCAGTGGGATCGACTGGGCACCCTCGCGAGAAGGAGAACCACATGAGCGTCGCACCGATCAGACCAGCAGAGGGACCGAAGGATCTCGCCCAGCTCAGGAAGGAGCTACCGGCGGGCCAGAAGAAGATCGTCTCCGCCGTGATGGCGATCCTGGAGAGGGACCTGATCGAGGTCCTGCCGGAGCTGAACGCGGGAGTCCAGACCTCGGCGGCCCAGGGGAGCTGGAGCCCGACGCTCCAGATCAAGAAGGCGAAGCAAGGGCGTTTCTCGGCGACTTTGGGTTCTAGGGTCCGGACGCCGCGCGAGAAGATCGAGCTGGACATGCACATCGACACCGACGGCCAGCTCTCGCTCGGGCTCCCGAAGGACTGGGACGACGGGGCCGGCCTGGAATGAGCCGACTCGGCTACGACCGCGCCATGGTCGCCAGGGGGGAGCTGTTCTCGTCGGTCATCGACGACGACGACCTGGCGGCGAACTGTATCGACGTCTTGACGGACTGCGAGAGCAGCGGGGCCGACGCGGAGGGAGTCGCGACCCTACTCCAGCTCCTGAAGATCACCGGGGTCGGACTGGCGAACCTCTGGCGCCGCGTCGGGCGCAATCCGGAGAACCTCGCGCTCCTCGTCCAGGCCGTCTACGACGGCTCGTTGCGCGCCTACATCCTCCGCGACGCCGCGAAGGGCCTCCCCGTGGACCTGGCCGTAGAGGTCGAACGGCTCACGACCGGGGAGATGGGGCGCAATCCCGGGGAGATGGGGTAGGCTTGTGCGCGTTCGGCGCGGCTTTCATGCTTGGCGGCGTGCTCCCCGTGCCGAGAGCCCGGACTGAACGTGGGTGTCAGCCGACGCCCCGACCCAGTCCGGGCTCACCCGTCTCTGGGGATCCTGCGGCGCTCTACCGTGTCCGCGTCGACGATCTCCAGGAAGCCCGGGGTCTCGGTCCACCGGATGAGATAGTCCTTCAGGAGCGGCCTCAGGGGCTCCAGCGCGCCCGGGTCATGAGTCCAGGCCGCCCCGAGTAGCAGGTGGAGCGGGATCTCGTCATAGCCCTCGGCGTCCAGCGCTCGGGCGCGCTCCAGGATGTCCGCCGGCTTCAATCCCATCGTCTCGCCTCCTCCCTGGCCTCCTCGGCGCGGCCGGCGCAGAGCTTGAGGGGCCCTGGGCTATTGCAGTATTTCGGCGCATTTCTATGAACGAGTGAGCCTGGTCGAGATAGCGTCGACATGCCGGCCCACGATGGGGTGCCTCAAAATTCCGTCATTCCCCGATTCTGGGCGATCTCAGCCGATCTCAGCCGATCTCAGGAGACGCGATCCTGGATCACCCGATTCCGCTATTCCCCCAAGGCCGAGCTTGACAGCCGAACGGCCGGGGGTTCATCCTAGAGTTACCTCTGCCGTCGTCGGAGAGAGAACACGAGTGGGACGTTCTGGTCGGAGCCGACGGCCGAGCGCTCGGACCCAGGACGACCGTTTCCCACCCTCCGCCGCTGGCGTCGAAGCCCTGTAGCGGCATCCTAATGGAGTAGTGCGCCCGCCGGCCGTGGAGCCGTCCGGGGACATCGAAGGACCCCCCCCTCATGTCCGTGAATCAATGAGACGAGCTGGATGGCGCAGAAGCTACTACCAGCATCTGGCCGGCTACGACACCTCTCCGAACGACTCCTTCGGCAAGCCCTGGCTCTCGTCTGTGACGCCGTCGGAGTGTGCTGGCGCGGAAGCGCTGGCCGACGTCGTGACCACGGGCGACGAGATGGAGTTCGGGTCCGAGGTGAGTGGGCGATACGTTCGGGCGACCGTCATCGTCGTCCCCTCCCTGGGCCACAAGTTCTCCCCCGACCTCTCCTGCCACGACTGCCTGATCTCGTGGGAGGACCATCAATTGACGAGATCGTTCTGTAGGGGCTACGAGATCCCTCGATATGTCGAGCCCGAGGCCGCCCCGGAAGAGCCAGAGGAAGGACGGCGCGAGCGGGTCGATCAGTTCGAGACGCTCTACCCCGTCCGCCAGAAGAGGTGACCCGGCCGTCGTGTTCCGTCCCCGCTGCATCTGTCCGCCCTCACGCGCCGGCAAGTACCGTCTCCGTCCGGGGCGGACTCTTCCGCCGTCCGCGCAGATTCCAGCCCCACGCGACCCACTACATGGAATCTATAGGCAATTTCGCCCAGGTCGAGACTTCTCAGGGTGCCCCCTCCGGCCATAGCTTCGAGGGGTCCGGGCGCTGGAGAGGGGCTCTCAGGGCGTCTCTGTTCGTTCCGCTGGGTCTGGAGCGCTCCAGTTCGTTCTCAGCGGACGGGTCCACTCCAGGGGGATTCCAGTCGGCGTCCGCTTCTTACGGTCGGGCATCGATTGTGAATTGCGGGCCCAGGCCCGACGACCCGGGATATCTCGCCCCACACGATCGGGTGTCCGCACCCAGGGCACGGATCCGGGAGACGGATATCGGACGAGACCATCTCAAGAATCCCGGCGGGCTCTGCCGGGCGCCGCCGAAGGCCGTTCACGAATTGGGCGAGGCTCCGCCGCTTCCTGCTCGCTTCAGTCATGGGTGGGGGTGGTCACGGGCCGACCTTTGTGTCGAAATGAGGTGGAACCCGGCCCACCCGATCGCGTGGCGACCTTCTCCGGGAGGGGTTGCTCGGCCTCCCGTGGGCGACCTGCCCGACCGCCACTCTACACGAGGGCGGACCGGGCCCTGGGTGGAGCGTAAGAAATCCCTAGAAAAGTCTCAACACCGCGACCCCTCCGGACGTAGAGTGGAACTCACCCACGAGGAGACGACGATGAACTGGAAGAGAATCACGGCGAAATACGACTCTGTCTGTCTGGTCTGCGGCGAGGAGATCGAGGAGGGCTCCCCGATCATGTGGAAGAAGGGCGAGAAGGGCGTCCACCCGGGCTGCGAGGACGGCGGGACCACGGAGCGCCGGCCGGCCAAGGGAGCCGGGCTCTCGAACGCCGTGATCGTGGCGCGCGACAAGGCCCGCTCCTACCTCCAGGAGCAGGGCGAGGCGCTCCGGTACGACGCCACGTCGTCCGACGCCTACGGCGCGATCAGGCTCCTCTGGAAGGCGTGCGGGAACGTCGGGACGGCTGAGGCGATCGAGGACTTCCGGAAGATCACCGAGACGGTCGTCCGGCTGAACGCTGCGAGAGAGCGATAGGGAGAAAGTCCTCAAGCCCGCCGAGGGCCCGCCGATAAGAGCCTCAGGACCCACGAGAAGGAGAACGAGATGGAGATCGCCGGACAGTTTGCAGTCTACTGCGACCAGAGACTCCAGGACCTCTACGAGACCCAGGAGGAGGCCGAGGACGCGATCGACATGGCCGTCTCTGAAGAGCCCAGCCTGAAGGGCGCGTTCTACTGGACCGAGCTGGACGCGGAAGGTGACCCGGTATGATGATCTTCGGCTACGGAAAGCTGAGCGGGACGAGCTGCGACCGCTGTCCGGACCTGATCCAGGACGGGAAGGAGTTCCTCCTGGTCAACGTGGACGGGGAGAGCTTCGCGCTCTGCGGCTCGTGTGGGGCAGGGACGCCCCTCATGGACGAGGCGGAATTCTCGGCCCACATCGCGAGCGGGAGCCCGAAGGAGAGCCCAGCCCTCAAGGCCCTACACGCCGCCCGCGATGCGCTGCGCGCCTCCGCGCTCCGACATCGATCGGCCGGCGACTTCAAGGCGTCCGACGAGTGCGATCGGCAGGCCTACTCCGCGTCTCTCGCCGCCGGCCACCTGGAGCAGCAGGAGTGGAGCGCCGCGAACCAGGGGAGCGACTCATGAGCGGACCGATCGAGAACCCGCGGCCGATCCACCTGGGCTACGACCTGAACGGGAACGCGGTCGTCGCCCACCCCAGGCCAGACGAGACGCTGGTGGACTTCCTGGCCCGCGCCCAGGAGATGGCCGACGAGGTGGAGGAGTCCCACTCCAGGAAGCTCGGAGAGTTCGCCCTCCTCCTGGAACAGGCCGCCCTCCAGAAGGGCCGGGAGGCGAAGGAGGCCGGGATCGGCCAGGACAGGGTCGACGAGCTTCGCCAGGACGCGATCGACTGCCGCCACATGGCCTTCTACCTCTGCACCCAGTCGGACGTCTCAGCGGCTCTCAGGCTCCTCGACGCGATGGACCACTCAGAGCTGGTCCTCCCGGAGGCCGTCCTGGAGGCCCTCGCTCGTGGCCGCAGGATGGAGCCGCTCCTGGAGTGACAAAGTTCGTCACCCCGAAGAAAAGTCCCCGAAACCCTCAAGCTCCTCCGAGGCTCGCCGATACGTGTAGGGAGCCCTGAAGGAGAACGAGATGAAAAACCTGCTGATCTTCGTCGCCATCGTCGTCGCCCTGCTGAGCGCGGCCGTCCCGATGCTCGAAAGCTGGGAGCTGTCCCCCTCAATTGACTCGATCGGCTCTGACCAGATCGAGCGGATCCAGGAGTAGACCATGCAAGCTCACGCGACCGTCACCCGTTACACCCCCAGGCCCGACGAGGCCGCCGCCGGCATGAAGCCGGGCTGGCAGGTCGAGACGCGCTGGACGGCCTACAGTCTTCTGAACCTGGACCGGCCCCAGGGCGTCGGCTTCGTCCTGGGCCAGAAGCGCGACCTGGCCGAGCGTCTGGCTCGTGCGATCAACGCTGGAGTCGTCTTCACGCGCCCCGAGATCAAGCGGGACGTCAACCAGAAGTCCTACGTCTCCTCGGAGATCAAGGTCCGGGGTCGGTGCCTGAACGCCGACCTCAAGCGCCTCGGCTTCTAGGGTGGCTGCCCGGATGACCGTCGAGGAGTTCGTCGCCGCAGACGCAGCGCGGAAGGCGGAGGAGGCCGCTGGGCTGGCCGCCACGATGGGCCACGTCCGCCAGAAGCCCAGAGCCCGGCGCGGGAATAAGTTCTACCGGGACAAGGGCGAGCGGAAGGCGGAGACGCTCTGTGGGGCGGAGATAACTCTGGCGGATTGGACTCTGGCCGAAGTGAAGGCGAAGAAGAACCAGAAGGCGGCCGACGACGCTGGCCTCTGCCCGGAGTGCCGCCGGATCGTCTCCTCGACGGCCTGAACTTTCTCGCGAGGAGGGCCTGAGGTCCACGAGGAGGCGAAGAAAAGTCTCCCGGGGCCTCAGGTCCGTCGCCGTCTCGCCGAAGAGAGAACTATGACCGACCGAAACCTCGAAGAGATCGACCCGGAAGTGGCGGCGCTCCTCGCCGAGTGCCAGGAGCTGGGTCTCGACGAGATCATCCCGGACGGCGCCTTCGAGGCGACCGACGACGAGCGCTTCTAGAGGAGCGCGGGAAGGAGAACGCGATGAAGCACGACACGAAGAAGGTGATCGAGGACCTCCTCCGAGTGATCGAGGACCTCATGCCCGGCGTCCGCCATCTGGCGCTCCAGGACTACGCGATCCTGAACGACGCCCCGCTGGCCGCTCGGGAACATCTTGCGGAGATGGAGAGCGCGGCGAAATAGTCCACCACCTCCGCCCCGATCCGTGGCAATATGGGGCGGAGGAGACGCCGCCATGGGGAACGAGCCCGACGAGATCGGCGCCCAGCGCGCCAAGATGATCCAGCTCGGCAACGAGCTACAGGCCGGGATGGACCCGATCTTCCGCCGGGCCGGCGCGAGTTACGTCCTCGTCGTCTTCACGCCAGAGCCCCCGGGCTTCGCCCGCTTCGTCTCCTCCGTCGAGGAGTCCGAGGTCGTCCGGGTCCTGAAGGAGCTAGTCGTCCGGATGGAGCGAGGCCACACGATCGACGACCCAGAGGAGCCCGAGCCGACATGAGAACCCCCAGAGAGCGCCTCCTGATCTTCCTCTGCATCCTGACCCGGGAGCACCTCCCGAGCGGCACGATCGAGAGGATCCTGGAGGACCACGTCGAAGGCGAGGAGAGACAGCACCGGAAGCCCGTGTTCTCCAGCCCTCAGGTGGAGAGCCTCGCGAACGACTGGGCGGACCGCCTGATCGGGAAGGAGGAGCCCGCGCCGGAGTATCGCTTCGGGCTCTTCAGCGTGCTCGGGGCCCCGATCAGTAAGACGTCCTATCCGACCGCCGAGGTGGCCCGATCAGCAAAGGCGCCCAGCGACCACGTCCGCCGAGGCCGGATCGTCGAGCGCAAGTCGGTCTTCGACGACAGGATCGAATGGGAGGCCGAACCCTATGAGTGATGAGGTCATCGTCACGGGGGTCGGGAAGCTGCACGCCCGTTTCCCGTCCTCTCGCCACTTCACGACCGCGATCAAGACATCGGACGGCCGCTACTGGGTCCCCCTCGACGAGGTGGAGCCCCAGTTCCCCGACGCCGCGAAGACGGCCTGGGTCATGGATGAGACGAGGGAGACGATCCTCTTCCACGCCGCCCAGGACATCCGAGCGCTCTTCCTCATGTGGAACCGGGAGGAGAACGCGATCAGGACGGCCACGTCTGCCCAGGACGCCCAGGAGATCATCGAGGCCCTGGAGGCGACGGTCCGGCAATACCGGAACCCGGCCTTCGTCCGCAATCGCCGGCTACTGGATCTGGGATCATGAGAGAGGAGACGACCGGCCTCGTCCGGATCGAGACCGCGGAGCACCTAGAGGCTCTCGCGAGGCTCGCCAGAAAGGGCTACCAGGACGCGGTCCTCGCCCTCCGCGACGTCATGACGCCGGCCCGCTGCCAGGAGGTCCGCCATCTACGGATCGACTGCGAGGGCGAGGTCCATGGCTCCTGGCGCTACATCGCCGGGGAGTGCCACAAGCGCTGGCAGGCCTCATGGGAGCCTCCCTCGAATCAGTTCTGGGGGATGGCGCTCTGCGAGATCGCCGCCGAGTTCTTCGGCGAGGACTACATGGAGAAGCCCTGGAACTGAAGATCGTCACCTTCTAGATGCCCTGGGCCACTCCCCAGGACGAAGAAAAGTCTCAAGCCCTCCAGCGGGCGGCCGATACGATCCCCAGCAGCGAGGGGCATCCCGCCCCCGATAGGAGAACGACCCCCATGAGCCACAACGTCGAGAAGATGATCTTCGCCGGAACCAGGAAGCCCTGGTGGTACGGTAGTTCCATCCAGGGAGAGGCGATCGGGATCGACCTGGGCGAGAACGCCGTCTCGTCAGACGTCGCGATGAAGGTGAGCGGCCTGGACTGGATGGCCCTGAAGACGAAGAGCGCCTTCCAGGACCGGAGCACCCTGGACGTCGACGGTAACCCGATCTGGCGCGAGGCCGTGGGTGAGCGCTTCCTGATCCGCTCCACCGACGGCGCCGTCCTGGGCCGATGCACGGACTCCTATGAGGAGTTCCAGAACGCCCAGGCCTTCGAGTTCCTGGACGGCCTCGTGGCGGACGGCCAGCTCCTCTACCACACGGCCGGCTCCCTGGAAGGTGGGAAGCGGGTCTGGATCATGGCTCAGACGCCCACGTCCTGGACCGTGACCCGACGGAGCGGCGCCGAGAGCGAGCACCGGGCGTTCCTCCTCGCCATGCTGGGCCACACCGGGGACATCGGAATCTCCCTCATGGCGACGGACGTGACCGTGGTCTGCGCGAACACGGCCGGCTTCGCCGACTCCCGAGCCGAGGGCCAGAATCTGGTCTTCCGGATCCCCCACCGCGGCGACATCCAGGCGAACCTCGAACTCGCCGCCGTCGCGATCCGGGAGATCGACAACCAGGCCGGAGAGCGCCGAGCCATGCTCCAGGAGATGGCCCAGTCCGCGATCACGACGGGCGAGTTCATCGACTTCGCGACCTCGATCTTCCTGGGCCTGGACGGCACGCCGGAAGAGATCGAAGAGGCGACGGCGAAGTTCTACGAGGAGGCCACGGACCGCTCGAAGACGATCATGGAGAACAAGGTCGCGAACGTGACCGGCCGATTCCAGAGCGGGATCGGGAACGAGGGCGACTCCCTCTATGACGCGGTCGCGGCGTTCACGGAATACTTCGACCACTTCGATCTGGACCACGTCAAGGGCAAGATCGAGAAGGGCAAGCGGGCCGCGAAGGCCGTCCAGTCCTCCTGGGTCGGAGCCGGCGCCGAGCGAAAGGCCCTGGTCTACAAGCGACTGAAGGAGCGCGTGAAGCGCTAGACCTCATGGGGATCTCGGCCTGGAGGACCCAGGCCGGGAGGGGCCGGCGGCTGAGTGGCCGGAGGCCTTCCCCCTCCACGTCCAACCAGAGGGCCAGGTGATCGGAGGGGTCGGGGAGTAGTCAGAGCCACATCGACCAGAGCGGGTAAGGTCGCCAGAGCCACGGCACGAACCCGCAGGAGTAAGTCCGACCCGGCATCCACTGGCGACTGCGGGACAGACCCCCGGCCTCCACGGCCCTACCAGAAGGAGCGCCAGACATGAGCCCCCCGACCTGTATCTGCGGGGAGATCGTCTCCAGCGACCGGGAGATAGCCCTCTGCACCTCCGACCAGCATCGGCGCGCGAAGCTACGGCTCGCCAGAGCACGGCTCGAAGTCCTGGAGGTCGCCCACCGAGACGAGCACTACTTCGAGGCCCTGGCTGAGCTGACGTTCCTGGAGAGCCAGTCCACCCGGACGCCGGACGCCGCCGACGTGATCGACCTGATCCACACGATCGAGCACGGGATCTCGATCCTGGCCAGGAACGCCGAACACCGCCCGGCCGAGATGATCGTCGGCGAGGCGACCGCCGCCGCGATCCGGAAGATCGGGAAGACCTTCCCGGCCATTCTCGGGCTCGGCCGTGTGCCACTCCCGCCGGAGGGCTGGATCGGCCAGATCGGCGGAGTGGACATCCACGAAAGGTCCGAGGATTCTCGACCCGCAGACACCCCGAGCAACGCCCTGGACCGGCTACAGGATGCGACATAGGACCGAGCTAAACTCCCCTCTCTGCCTGCGATTTTCCTGGACAAGGGTCCGGGATCCGTGGCAGAGTCACTACGCACGAAGGAGACGCCGCCATGAAGAAGCAAGTCGCCCCTGTCGAGATCGTCACGGAGAGACAGGCCTCCCCCGTCGAGATCGTCGCAGAAGACGGGCTCGCGATCATCGCAGTCGGCCGCACCGCGCTGATCGCCGCCGACGCGAACTCTCTGATCCTCTACTTCGCCGGCACAAGTCCGGGGCTCTGGATCCGGGCAGGCCGCCGCCGCGTCTGGCGCTTCGGAGCCTCGATGCGCGAGATCCTCTTCGAGGCCCAGGCCTGGATCGAGGACCTGGAGGACCGGGCCGCCCGCAACATCGAGACGGCGCAGCGGATCGCCTCGTGAGAGTATCGATCCCCGTCTGGTTCGAGGTCGAGAGCCTGGAGGACGAGGTCCCGACGGAGGAGATGTCCCCCCATGAGGCCGAGAACGCGGCAGACCTCGCCGCGACGCACCACCTGGGGATGATCCTGGAGAGCACCCAGGGCGCGCTCGCCCCGGATGACACTGTGACCGTCCACGTCGACGGGCTCGGAGAGGCTCAGGTCAAGCTCCTGGGCATCAATCCCGACTGAAAAGGAGAACGAGATGAAAGGACCGAAATGGACCACCCTCGCGACGGCGATCGTTGCGGGGCTATTGCTCGCCGGCCCCGCGTGGGGAGCGGCCTACACGTTGTCGCTATGCAACGACGCCATCGAATCGTGCGAGGAGGTGTCCGGCTACGTCTACGCACACGGCCGGCCGAGGCGAGGCGAGACGGTCGACTTCTATCTAGACGTCGGCGAGTTCGCTGGGGTGGAGGACGTCTGCCAGGTCACAGCTACGGCCGCCTTCCCGTCGTTCCAGATGGCCCTGGAGGCGGTCAACGGAATCGGTCAGGCGCCAGAAGCTCCGACGGGATGCACGACATACGAGGAATACACCTACCCGGCGGGCTGCTCCCACTGCGACACTGTGCTCCAGTGTGATCTCCTGAACCTCTACGACGGGACGGTCTCGGTCAACGGGACCGCGGAGACGCGCGTGACATTTAGGATCGATCCGCTCGCCGACGAGGGGTGGACCGTCGGACTCTACAAGGAGGACGTCGAGGTGTTCCTCCTAGATCAATATGGAGACTGCGCCGTCCAGGCCACGGCCAGCGCCGTGGGCCCGCGGGAGGTTCGCGTGCATCCACTCCCCGAGCCCGGAGAGCTACTGAGCCTCGCCGTCTGTCTGCCCGCCCTGGCGCTCGCCGCGAGACGTCGCCATCGTCGGAGCTAACTTGGGGGAGGCCGTCCGCCTTGTCCGGAAGTGCCG